CATCCAGCCGGATCGACCGTCGGCTGCCGAAGGATGGACAGGTGGCCGAGTGGTTGAAGGCGCACGCCTGGAACGCGTGTATACGTGAAAGCGTATCGAGGGTTCGAATCCCTCTCTGTCCGCCATTAGGCCCTCCTAAGACTTCCTATAGATGCTCGCGAGGCCTTGATCTGCGGCCTTTTCTCATGCTTTCTGTTTCCCATCGGTTCCCACTGATAGAGACCGCTACCCGCGCATTTGTGGGTATCTCTGTGGGTATCAAAGTCGGGAAATGTGGGTATCGAGCGCATGAGTGCTTTGACGGACAAGCAGATCAAGAACGCAAAGAAGGCCGAGAAAGATTACAAGCTCGCCGATGGCGGCGGCCTTAATCTGTTTGTGCTTACCACCGGCACGAAGTCGTGGCGGCTGCGGTACCGCTTCGATGGCAAAGAGAAGACGCTCGTCATCGGCAACTATCCGGACGTCTCCCTAGCTGACGCTCGGGCCGAGCGCGAAGCCGCGAAAGAGACCCTGAAGGCCGGCCGCGACCCAAGCGTGGTGCGGAAGATCGAGAAAGCGATCGGCAAGCAGAAAGCGGCCGACACCTTTGAAGTGCTCGCCCGGGAATGGCACGAGATACAGAAGCCGCATTGGGTCGAGAAACACGCAGCCGATGTCCTCGACTCCCTAGAGAAAGATGTTTTCCCGATCATCGGCAAGATGCCGATACGTGACATCGATGCGCCGACCGTGCTCGGCGTGCTGCGCCTTGTGGAGCAGCGCGACGCAAAAGAAACGGCGCGCCGGATACGGCAAAGGCTTTCGGCGGTGTTCGTCTATGGCATCGCGTCGGGCAGGGCGAGCGAGGATCCGGCAGCGGTTGTTCGTGGTGCCATGGCGCCCATGAAGAAGGGCCGGCAGCCGGCGATTACCAATCTGGATAAGGCACGCGAGATGCTGCTGGCTGCGTGGCAAACTCCGTCGCATCCGGTCACAAAGCTCGGCTTGCGCCTACTGACACTTACAGCCGTCCGGCCCGGGACCCTGATCACGACCCCATGGAAAGAGTTCAATGACCTGGACGAGGCCGATCCGGTTTGGACTATTCCCGCGGCACGAATGAAGCTGCTGCTGCAGCACAAAGACGATGAAGCGCGAGATCACCTCGTCCCATTGTCCCGCCAGGCGATGGACACGATCGAGGTGCTTCGCTCAATCACCGGCAGAGGCCCATTTGTGCTGCCGAACGGCCGGCACGCCCACAAGGCAATGTCAGAAAATGCTCTTGGCTACCTGTTGAACCGGGCCGGCTATCATCACAAGCACGTGCCCCACGGCTTTCGCTCGACGTTCTCGACGATCATGAACGAGCGCTGTCCCGCCGATCGGCAGATCATCGACCTGATGCTCGCGCACACGCCGAAGGACAAGGTTGAGGGCGCCTATAACCGTGCAGAGCACTTGCCGCGCCGCAAAGAGCTCGCGCAGCTTTGGGCCGATCTGATTTTGAAGGACATGCCTTCCGCCGAAGAGCTGCTCCACGGTCCGAGGAAGAACCTCAAGGAAGTAGAAGCGGTAACTTTAGAGCCAAGAGCCAGGCGGCGAGGATAACAGTCGCCGCCTTGACGATTCGAGCCTGCGGCCGGGCCGCTTCTTGCAGGTGGCGCAACCTAATTCTGCTCATGGCGGTCTCCCGCGAGCTCGTTTTTCCTGATCCGGAGCGCGGTTAGGAGCGTTTCAACGATGATTACGCCTGACAGACCGGTTACGAAGCCACTCACTCCGGCAGCCTGATCTGGCGGTATATCGATCGCGCCAAATGCCCACTGAAAGAGAGGAACCCCCACCGGCGAAAGGAAGAAGGCCGTCGTCGCGCCGACAAAGATGCGGCGGACGCCGCTCATGACACCGGTCCATTCCAGCGCCACGGACACGGCAGAGCCAGCGATGCCGGCAATGGCAATCTCGCCCTTGCCGCTGCTGATCGCCCAATCCCAGCCTTTGGCCAAGAGCTCCATAACGCTCATTTCCGGCCTCATTTCTTGATGAAGGAACGCAGGACGGTGTTGCCGCCCATGTAGAGCGTGCAGTAGGTCATGAAGACGGTCACGAACGACGCGAAATCGACGATGAGGGAGATTGTCGTGTGCGCGCCGATCGCCGCGAGAAGCGCATTGAGCAGCGGCACAATCATCACATACCAGGCGACACAGACGAGCATCAGCCACATGCCGGCGGGGCGCCACATCCAGCCGAAATTGCTGTCCTTGCTCATCTCGGCGAGCTGCAGGCGGTTCATCTCGCGCTGGCTCGCCGTGTAGGCCCGGACAATCTCGGGGGCCTGCGTCTCGACCTCGGCGACGGCTTTCTCCAACTCCTTTGCGGGCACCTTGAAAGGGTCCTGCAGATCCTCCGGAGTAACGCCCGCCTTCTCGGCAATGGCATCGATGACGGCGCCACCGACCTCGCCGGCCTTGCCGCCGACGTGCTTCTCAAGGATGCCCTTGACAATCGGCGCGCCGACCTTCGCGGCGACCTCGATGAGGATGGAAGAGAGAACTGCGCTCATGCCGCGACCTTTCCGTAAGCTTCCGCCCGGGCATCGGCGGCCCGCTTGCGGACAATCATGATGCCGGCGCCGATCGCCAAGAACAGGAAGAGCCCACCGAAGAGCCAAAGCGCAGACGGGTCAGCAGCGGCCGGCTCCACCACGGGCGCAGCGCCCGACGAGACAGCGCCGCCGGCAGCGGTTGCCGCCTTCTTGCCTGCGCTCTTGGATGTGTTGTTCGCGGCCTCCGCCTCGGCCCGGGCATCCGCCTTGATTCGGCTCTCGGTCGCGCCCATCGCGGCAAGTGCCATGGCAACGCCCCGGACCTCGACGTCGGCAACGCGGCGCCCCCAGCCCTTGCCAAAGGTTTTCCAGATCGTCAGCGACTGCATGAACGAGAGCCGGGCGCGGCAGATGCGCTTTACCGTGAGAGAATGATCATTACTGCCGGCGGACGCTTTCAGCCACTTGCGTCCACGGGAGACGCCAGAATTGACCGAAGCATCGTAGACGGCAAGGTCAACGCCGGGAAAGAGGTTGGGGGCGCCGCTACCTTGCCAGAACTCACTACGATAGAAGCGCAGCGCCTGCGCCTTGGTGACTGTTCTCACCGGCGTCCGCTTCATTTTCAGCTTGTCTTGATATTCGTGCCAACGACCCTCGGTAATACCGTACATCGTTTTCCCGCCGGGATCGTCGGGATGGTCGCTCCATCCACCTTCCCACTTGGCGGTAATAGGGTGGCATACGTCGAATCTGTCGCTCATTTTGTGCAGCTCCAAGAAGGGGGCCGCACTCATGCGCGAGATCGATTTTCATTATCACGCGCGAGTTATTGCAACAATCCAGCAATTCCAGTATTTAGAGCGTGACTGCGCATGAGTGCTGACCCCCTATCAAAGGAGTTAAGCACTCATGTCTCAGACAGTTGTCGCTTTCGGCGATCCAAAGGCCCAAAAGAAGTGGTCTGGCGCGCTTTTCATCGACATTACGAAGAAAAGCTATTTCGACCGCAAATTCATCGGCACCTCTGACGAGTTCTGCATCCAGCGCCTAACCGATCTCGAATCGGAAGCCGGCGATACGATCTCGTTCGACCTTTCCATCCAGCTTCGGAACAAGCCGACCTACGGCGACAACCGACTCGAGGGCAAGGAAGAAAACCTGAAGTTCTTCACGGACCAGGTGTTCATCGACCAGATGCGCCACGGCGTATCGGCCGGCGGCAAGATGAGCCGCAAGCGCACCGCGCATAACATGCGCCAGATCGGCAAGAACCGTCTCTCCGACTATTGGTCGAAGTTCAACGACCAGATGCTGTTCATTTATCTTTCGGGTGCGCGCGGCATCAACGAGGACTTCATCGAAGACACCACCTGGGCGGGCCACGCGGGCAATCCGATTCAGGCGCCGGACGCGGGCCACATCATTTACGGCGGCACCGCCACGGGCAAGGCGTCGATCGACGCCGACTCGAAGATGACGCGCGCGGTCATCGAACGGGCGCAGGTCCATGCCCGCATGATGTCGGCCAAGGACCCGAAGAACGCAAACATGATGCCGCTGATGATCAACGGCGAGTCGCACTACGTCTGCGTCATGAACCCCTTCCAGGAGCACGACCTTCGCAATTCGGATCAGGGCGGCTGGCTCGAAATCCAGAAGGCCGCGGCTGCTGCTGAAGGCCGAAACAACCCGATCTTCAAGGGCGGTCTCGGCATGATCAACAACACTGTGCTGCATAGCCATGAATGGGCTATCCGCTTCAGCGATTACGGCGCTGGCGCGAACGTCGCAGCAGGACGTGCGCTGTTCATGGGGCGGCAGGCTGGCGTCATCGCTTTCGGCTCGGCCGGAGGCTTCCGCTACACCTGGACGGAAGAAACCAAGGACCACGGCAACGAGCCCGTTGTCGCCTCCGGCGTGATCGATGGCGTGAAGAAGACGCGATTCAACGACCGCGACTATGGCGTGATCTCCATCGACACCGCCGCGAAAGACCCCAACGCCGCCTGATGACAGGCCACAAGGCGGCGCGAGCGATCGCGCCGCCTTCCTCCTAGCTTCAACCAAGGGAAACCGCCCATGTCTGTCATTCAGAGTAACTACGCGAAGGGGATTATCGCTGTTGCCTATCCCTCGATCGCCGGCGCAGCCACAGCAATGCGCTTCGTTCACCAGCTTGCCGCCGCACCGGCCGCAGGCGATATCCTCGAACTCGCAATGGTCCCGGCAGGCTGCCGCGTGATCGACATGATCCTCGATTCGGACGAACTCGACACCGACGCGGCAGCGACGATGACCCTCGACGTAGGCCTCATGAGCGGGGCGTTTGGCGAGGAAGGCGCCCGCACCAGCGGCGCAGAGTTCTTCTCCGGATCGGCCCTCGCACAAGCCGGCGGCAGCGAGCGCCCTTCACTCAAGACTGCGTTCCGAACGAGCAAGTCCAACATTGATCGATCGATCGGGATTAAATTTTCCGCCGTAGCCGCGGCGTTCCAAGCCGGCACGATAGGTCTGACCGTGATCGTCTCGACCGAGTAAGCGGGCCGGTTTGCAATGTTGCAGACAAAGGGGGCCGCGCGCCCCCTTTTATTCAGGAGAAGAGCCTTGAGCGACACACAGCGACTTATCGAATGCATTGCCGGTTACGCCGAAACCTCGGTCATGGGGATCGATTACCAGTTCGTCCGCGACGCCTATGGACGGTTCGTCGCCTCTGTCTACAACCTGAGACACCGCGAGTGCCTGCTTTCCGTTGTCCATTATCGAGCCGTTCCCGATGTTCCAGAATTGCTCCCACAGAGCGTTCTCGGTCTTGGAGGGCAGGAGGGTGAGGACGGCGGCGGCGGCGAACGCGAAAGTACGCCGAACGGGGAAGCCCTGCGCGGCGATGGGCCTACGGTGGAGCAATATGTCGCGGCCGGCTATCAGGGCGCGAACTACCCGCCGAGTGGCTATGCATCGCGCAGCACGCAGGAGGAAGTCGAAGCTGCGATTGCCGCTCAATCCGCTGCTGTCAACCTCGCCGCTTCCGGTACCGAAGGCACACAGGACGCGACCCAGCAGCCAGAGCTGGAGCTCGACGCCGCGTCGGTAGAGGGCCAGACCGCCGTAGAAGCCGCCGCAGAACAGCAGAGCGCGCCGCAGCAGAGCACCCGTCGCAGGAGGTAAGCTATGCCGAAGGCGAGTGAGTTGATGGCGCTGGCCGCGATCCAGCTTTTGGACGAAGACCATATCCGTTGGCCTCTCGCCGAGTTGGCGGGCTGGATCAATGAGGGCGTCAAGGCGATCGTGCTCGCAAAGCCGTCTTCCGCATCAATGACTGCGGCTTTGCAACTCGGTCAGGGGACACGCCAGGCGCTGCCCTCGACGATCGACGGCAAAGCCCCCATTCAGCTGCTCGGTGTCAACCGCAATCTTGCATCGACCGCGACGCCTCGGCTTGGCTTGCGTGCGGTCCGGACAGCCGCTCGTGACCAAATCGACGCTCAAGAGCCGAACTGGCACAACCGGGCTTACGTCCCTTATCGGAAAGAGGTTCGGCAGGTCATCTTCGACGAGCAAGTGCCGACCGAGTTCTATGTCTATCCGGGCAATGACGGTACCGGCATCGTTGAGGTCGCGTTTTCATTCCTCCCGAAGCCGGTTGCGCTGGTCAACGGAGCAGATGCGACACTACTCGAGTCCTGGGCGATCGATGTCGGCCTGCCGGAGCCCTACAGCGTCCCGCTGCTGGATTACGTGCTCTACCGGTGCCATTCGAAAGATGACACCGCCGCCGACGCGGCTAAGGCGCAGGGGCATTATCAGCTCTTCGCGACCGCCGTCGGCATCAAGATGCAGGTCGAAAGCGCCAATAATCCGAACAGGAGGCGCTGACCATGGCGACCATGATCGACATCGACGACTTCTTGCCGCAAGTCCTGCTCTACGCGCCGAATTGCTCTGACGTCGTAGCGTACCGGTTCATTCGTGAGGCCGCTCGAGAGTTTTGCGAGCGGACGCGGGCATGGCGCGAGAGTGACGAGATGACCGTCACAACGCCGGACTGCGAAGCGGTCAGCACGATCAGCGATGCGGAAATCATCCTCATTCAGCGCGCCGAGCTCGACGGCACGGCGATCACGCCGCGGACGGTCGCATGGCTCGATGAGAACGAGCCGGATTGGGAGACCACCAACGACACCGGGACTGCGCGATACATCACTCAAACCACCCCGAACACGGTTTCCGTTGTGCCGAAGCAGTCAGGCCGTCTGACGATGCGCCTGGTGCTCAAGCCGTCCGTGTCAGCGATCACCCTCCCGAAATTCCTGCTCGACCAGTGGGGCACGGAAATTGGCAAGGGCGCGGCCGGCCGAATCCTACTGATCGGCACCGATGACACGGGAGCTAATCCGCCATTCGGCGAGCGGCTGCTGGCCGAATTCGACGCGAGCCTTGGAAACGAGGCGATCGTCGCGGCGAAAGGACAGCAGGGCGCCCGCCTTCGCACCAAAGGGAGCTACCTGTAATGCCTCTGAGCACATTTGCCGCGAACGGCGTGATCAATCTGTTGACGCGCGGTGCTGCTTTTACCCCGCCTACGCGCGTCTACGTATCGCTGCACACCGCTAATCCGGGCAACACGGGGGCCAGTGAAATCACGACGGCTCAATGGCCCTCCTACGCCCGGCAGGATGCGGCCCAAGGCGGAGCGGTGGCTGCGGGTTTTGTCGCCTCTACGGCCAAAGTGACCGAGAACCTCCTCGAATTGCTTTTCCCCAACTACGACGGCGCCACCTCCTTGGCCATCACCCATTTCGCCCTCTGGAACGCCCTCGCAGGTGGCAATTGCATCTGGACCGGCGCACTCGTCGCGACCAAGACGCTGCTGAATGGCGATGAGTGCGTGATCTACCCGGGCGACCTAGACCTCGGGATAAACTGATGTTCAGCAGGGGCGCACTTGGCGGCGCAGACATCAACGGGTTTTCGGTCAACGGCGGCAACTTCGTGCAGGAAGCAGCCGGCAGCAACACCGGTGCGGCTACCGACACGTTGAGATTGACACGACGCCTCGTCGCCAGGACCGCCGATATCGTCGCCGTCTCGGCGACAGCGCGGCTCGTGGTGCGTGGTATCCGCCTCAAGGACACGGTTTCCACAACTGCGTCTGCCAAGGCGATCCGCCGCCTGGTGGCGATGCCGCTCGACGTTGCCTTGGCCTCTGACGCCCTGGAGGCGACGCGGCGGTTAGTTGCAAAAGCGAACGACGAGGGAGCGGCGCCAGGCGCGCTGGCCTTTTCGGTGCGCTACTCGGTTCAGACCAAAATCAATCGCGTGATGCGCGTCCGTGAATTGTCGTCGATGCGCGCCCCTGCACCTTCCCGAAGCATGACGGTAGCGCCTCGGGAGAGGCCGATGGTGGTTCCTGTTGCTGCTGGAGATATGCCTTGACCGATGTGATGCAAAAGGCACCGGCCGACGTGCTCGATTTCGATATCGATTTTTCGCGTTGGCTGCGGGAGGCGGACCGGATCACGGGGGCGACGTCCGAGGTTTCGGGAACGACCGCAACGATCGTGCGCACAGACTTCACCGATAGCACCGCGCGCGTCTGGCTCGCTGGCGGCACCGACGGGGACAACGGATTTGTGACGACCACTGTGGTCACCGAGCAGGGCCGCACTAAACAGTTCTGCTTCAACATCAAGATTCGGGAGTGCCGCTGATGGCCGTCAAATTCAGCAACAATGCGACATCGACCCTCGCAGCGTCGATCAACACGACGGTAACGAGCATCTCAGTTCAATCGGTGGACGCTGCCAAGTTTCCGACCCTCGCGGCCGGCGACTGGTTCCCGGTGACCGTCGTCGACAGTGCCGGCAATATGGAAATCATGCGCTGCACTGCACGATCGGGGGCCACGCTGACCGTGTCTCGTGCCCAAGAGGGAACGACAGCGAAAACTTTCGTTTCCGGATCGCGCGTAGACCTTCGACTTACCACGGCTGCGTTGAGCGAGATCTATGTAGCTGGAACCAACGCTGCGGCCGCCGCTGCCGCTGCTGCAGCCGATGCGGAAGCAGCGTCAGCCGCGGCCGCCGCCGCTGTGCCAGCTGGTTCCATCATCCATGTCGCCAGAAGTACTGCGCCAAGCGGCTATCTCAAAGCCAATGGTGCTGCAGTTTCGCGCACGACCTACGCGGACCTGTTTGCGGCAATCGGAACGACTTATGGAGTGGGCAACGGCACTTCCACCTTCAATGTGCCAGACCTTCGAGGTGAATTTGTTCGCGGCTGGGACGATGCCCGGGGTGTCGACAGCGGTCGCGCCTTCGGTTCAGCGCAAGGTGCGAACATCCAGTCGCATACGCACTCCATCGATCCTCCGAGTACGGCGACGTCTTCGGACACACACAGTCACACGTTCTCGGCAACCACAAGCACAGCCGGTGCTCACTCGCATCCCATCACCTATGGTGATCGGGGCTTCCAATCTGGCACGATTAACAACGCAGAACAGAGTGGATCGGCGGGTACGTTCAACACCAGCTCAGCTGGCGATCACTCCCACACTGTGTCGGGAACCACCGGCTCAGACACTCACAGCCATACCGTCGATATTGCGGCGTTCACCTCCGGTGCGGCCGGATCTGGTACGGACACACGTCCTCGCAACATCGCACTGCTGGCCTGCATCAAATATTGAGAGGCTTCTGACATGTCGATTACGGTCTACAACTACGATCCCGCCACGCTCGAATACGCGGGCGCTTCGGAAGCAGATGAAAGCCCATTGGAGCCGGGGGAGTATTTGATCCCGGCTCATGCCACAACGATTGTGCCGCCAGAGCTTATCCCCGGTCACATCCTAAAGTGGATAGGGGATGGGTGGGCGTCTGTGGAACTCCCGCGCACGCCTTCCGCCAGTATGCCGGCACTTTCAGCGCGGCAAATCCGCCTTGGCCTGGTCAACAGCGGCTTCACCCTCGCTGAGGTGAGTGCCGTGATCGATATGATGCCGGACGGCCTCGAAAAGGAGACCGCCTTGATAGAGTGGGAATACGCGACAACCTTCAACCGGGTGCACCCGCTGATCAACACTGTCGGTGCCGCTCTCGGCCTCACAGATGAGCAGATCGATGCAATGTGGGTCGCAGCGCTATCTCTCTGACAAGGATCGCACATGGTGGCACTTAAACTTTCGGCTTTCTCTGGCGAGCGTCCGCTCATCTTGCCGCGGCTGTTACCTGACACCTCGGCCGTGGCGGCTATGAACGTTCGGTTGAACGACGGCGGACTGACGCCGATCAACAAACCCCTTGTGGCCGGTGCCGTCTCCAGCGCGAGCCACACGACAATCTACAGGCATCTCGGCAGTTGGCTATCCTGGGCGGGCACCGTCAATGCCGTGCCGGGGCCTGTCGCCCAAGACCGCCTTTATTTCACCGGGAGTGGTGTTCCGAAGGTCAGGATCAGCGGAACCGACTATAGTCTGAAGGTGAGCCGACCCACGGGCGCGCTCACGGCGACGCCTTCCGGCACAGGTTCCGGGGATAAGCAGAGCCGGACCTACGTCTACACCTTCGTTACTTCGTTCGGGGAGGAGTCGGCCCCGTCGCCGGCGAGCGCCATTATTGACTGGAAGCCAGGCCAGACCGTTCAGCTGTCCGGTTTTGCGGCGGCGCCCGGAGGCCGCTCGATTACTCTTCAACGCATCTATCGTAGCCAGACCGGCCGAAGCGGAACCTACCTATATCTAATCGCTGAACGACCCGCTTCCACTGGGGATTTCACCGACGACATCCCCGTGGATCAGTTCCAAGAGGCATTGCCTTCGGCGGACTGGAACGAGCCGCCAGACGGGCTCGTGGGCCTCGTGAGCATGCCAAACGGCATGATGGCTGCGTATGTCGGCCGGGATATCTATTTCTGTGAGCCGTGGCGCCCACATGCTTGGCCGGAAAAATACATCATGACCGTCGATGCCGACGTGGTCGGGCTCGCCTCTCTCGGCGGCATTCTCGTGGTGATGACCAAAGCTCAGCCGTATCTGATGTCGGGGAACCATCCCGATTCGATGCAGCAACAAAAACTCGAGGCGAACCTGCCCTGCATAAACGCCCGATCGATCGTCGATCTCGGACACGCAGTCTGCTACGCCAGCCCCAACGGGCTCGTCGCGGTGCGTGGGGATGGCTCCATCAACGTGGTGACCGAGCAGATGATGAGTCGCAGCGATTGGCTTGCATTGTCGCCCACGACGATCGTGGGAGGCCAGATCGACGGCATCTACGTGCTGTTCTTCGACAACATCGACGAAAACGGCGACCGGCTGGCGGGAGCCCTGTTTATTTACGTGAATGGTCAACCGTTCCTCGTTAGAACTTCAGCGATCGCTTCGGCGAGCTACTACGACGTCGGCGACACCGGCCTCTATTTTAAAGCGCCAGGCAGCACGTCGGTGCAGAGGTTCGATCCACCCAATGGCCCACCGCAAAAGCTCTACTGGCGCTCGAAGGAATTTTGGACCACTACGCCCACTTCAATGGGGGCCATCTTGATCGATAGTGGCCAGGACATTGCTCTGCGAGATGCGGGAGCCATTCAGGAAGAGATCGACCGCATCACCGCAGAGAACGAGGCACTATTCGCGACCGGCGTCCTGGACGGTGAAATCAACGCCGCGTCGCTGAATCTGTATCGATTCGGCGGGGACGCCATGCAGCCGGTCCCCACGGCAGCCGACTACCAAGAGCTCACAGTCGGCATTTATGCAGACGGCGAGCTGATCCAGACCATGTCCATCACGGATCGCATCGTCCGTATTCGAGCCGGGCTTAAGGCGAGGCGGTGGGAGGTCGATGTTTCCACCAATACGCAGATCGCGCAGATCATCATGGCAGGAAGCGTTGAAGAACTTAAGCAGGTGGCTTGATGGTGCAGACGTTCAATGAGCGCGACGCAATAGAAAAGCTTGAGGTCCTTTCCGGCGATCTCCCCCGCGCCCGCGATCAAGCCGCTGTGCGGATCGCCGATCTCGCGGAGCTGCTACAGCTTGCGCCGGTTCGGACCGCGGAAGTAGTGGCTGCGCCGTCGGCGGCAGATTTCAACTCGCTGCTGAGTGACGTCAAGGAGATAAGTTCCCGCCTCGCTGTCGTCGCACAGATCCTTCAAAGCCGGATTATCCGATGAAGGAAGTCGTCTACGAACCGGAAGGCGAGATGATTGCTTGGGCGGAAAGCCGCATCCCGGGCTGCAAGTTTCGCGACGACGCGCATGCGATCGGTATTCGATCCGAAGCCGGCCTCCACGGCGTTGTCGTGTTCGATAGCTTCACTACAGCAGGATGCTGGATCAGCGTCGCCTCTGATGGCGGCCGCAGGTGGCTAACCCGCGAGCTCCTCATTCGCGTCTTCGCCTATCCGTTTCTCCAGTGCGGGCATCCTCGCATCAACGCATTTATCTCGGCTGGCAATCAGGCTTCGCTCGCCCTTTGCGAGGGGCTGGGCTTTGTCCGTGAGGGCGTCATGCGGCAAGCCGGGTTCAACGGTGAAGATCTGATCATGCTCGGCATGCTGCGAAGCGAATGCTCATGGCTCCCCCATCGAGTTGCTGGAAAAACCGGCCGGACACAGGTATACACAGAATGTCGCGCATGAGTGTGACCTCAATCAAGAGGTGACACCATGAGCAAAGGCGGCAGTTCCGCTCCATCTCCGGATCCGAACATCGGCAAGGCGGCGCTGAAACAGGCGGAGACCGGCGAAAAGTGGCTCCAGTTCTCGCAGGACGCATTCAAGGTCTCGACTGAACGCCAGAAAGAGCTCGATGCGCTGACGAAGAAGGTTACCGAGCAGCAGCTCGGGCTCGCGACGGAGCAAGCGAATTGGGCCCGCACCGATCGCGACCGGTACGAAAAAACCTACAAGCCGATCGAAGACAGCTTCATCAAAGAGGCAACGAACTATGCCACCGACGCGCGGCAGAACGAAGCGGCGGCGGAGGCGCGGGCCGATGTTCAGACCGCGGCAGCGAACCAGCGCGCCGCGAGTGAGCGCGCCAACACATCCATGGGCGTCACTCCCGGCTCTGGCAGGTTCGCCGGCGTACAGGCGTCGGGCGACATGGCAGCCACCCTAGCGGAAGCAGGTGCGGCGAACAGCGCGCGTCAGTCCGTCAGGGACAAGGGGCTGGCCCTCAAAGCGGATGTCGTCAATATGGGGCGCGGGCTGCCTGCGCAAGCGGCCGGCGGCGCCGGCGGCAGCGTGGCGGCTGGCGCAACGGCGCTCTCGGGCAATCAGGCCTCCAACAGCCAGTATCTCGCATCGACGAACATCATGGGGCAGGGCTACCAAGGTGCGATGCAGGGCTATGCCGGCCAAGCTCAGACGCTGAACAACCAGTACGGGCTCCAGCTCGATGCCTGGAAGGCGGAGCAATCGCTCAAGGCTCAGAATGCGTCCGGTATCGGGCAGTTCCTCGGCAGCGTTGTCGGCGCTCTCCCCTTCACGTCGGACGAGACCAAGAAGGAGAACAAGGCGGAAATTCCCGAAGGCGAGGCGCTCGACGCCATCAACAACATGCCCGTCGAGGAATGGGACTATAAGCAAGGCGTCGAAGACGAGGGGCGGCACGTCGGCCCGTATGCGCAGGACTTCCAGCGGGAGACGGGCAGTGGCGACGGCAAGAGCATCCTCCCGCAAGACGCCATTGGGCTGACGATGAAGGCCGTGCAGGATCTCGATAGCAAGGTCGACCGTGTAATTGAGGCGATCGGACTCGGCGGCGCAAACGCGGCCCCGATCAAGAAACAGAAGAAGGCGGCTTAACATGCTCGGAATTGGTCTCGGCGGCTTCATGGAAGGCTACAACAACAGCCAGAAACTGAAGGCTGACAAGGAAGAAAGGGCGCTAAAGAAGGAGCGGTACGATCGTCAGAAGGTTCTCGATGAGCGCGAGGATGCAGCCTTTGAGCGGACGGAACAGCAGCGCCTTGCGATCGAGGACGCCGTCACCAAGTCGCAATCAGAGTTTCAGGCCGCTGTGCAGTCGGGGACGGCGGAGCCTGACGACAGCGACGATTGGTTCGCCAAGAACACGGTGCCTTTGCTCAAGAACACCTATCTCGCAGCCGGCGATATCGACAACGCCGACAAGGTGCAGAAGTGGGCTGACACTGCCGATGCCAAGACGGGCGCGAAGCTGTTCAAGTCGGCCATGCTGAAGGCGCAGACGGGTGATGGCGTTGGCGCACTCGATGACGCGATCAAGGCCGGGCAGACGCAAGGCTACATCGCCCACGGTTACGAGGTGCAGAAGCATGACAAGATCGTGAAGCCGGACGGCACTGTCCTCGGCTATCGCATCTGGCTTACCGATCCCGACGGTAACGAGATCACGCAGGACATTCAGACGACGGAGCTCCAGAAGACGATCGCGACCTTCCTCAACCCGGAAGCGGCATGGGAAAGCCAGGTCACCGCGTCACAGGCGGCGACCAAGCGCGAACAGGAGCTCGCCGACTATCGGACAAAGAAGGAAATCGACAAGGAAGTCGGCCTTGGCGACCAGAAGCTTCGCGGCGATGCGATCACCAGCATTCGCAAGCGCCTTGACGGTGGTCTGACCGGCGACGAACCGAAGTTCGACGATCTGCCTGCGGATGAGAAAGAGAAGCTGATCGCGGAAGAAATCCAGCTACAGCGTGGTGGCGCCGGCGGCGCGCCAGTCGCGAGCACGCCGGCGGCTCGCGCGAGCGTTGCTCCCGGCCTTGCAGCCGACGGCGCGAGCGCTGCGCCGACGCCGGACTCGAGCCAGCCGTCACCGACCGGCCGCAAGGCAATTGTCGATACGGTGACCGGGCAGCCGGTACAGACACGGCCGGCACAGGGGCCGAGCAAGCCCAAAGAGGAAGAAGCTCGCGAGCCGGGCCTGATCGACCGCATAGGCCAGCGTGTCATCCGCGAGGTGGATATCCTCGCCGGGCGCGAGCAGGCACCGACGAGGGAAGATCCTCGCGCCGCAGAAGCACCCCGCGAAACGAAAGACCGGTCTCGCAAGAGCGGAGGCCTGCGCCGAGAGGAAAACGTCGCCTATCAGGTGCAAGCCGCAGACGTGGCGGTTCGCGAGGGTGTGCCTGTTGATCGGATCGTTCAAGAGCTGCTCGCCAACGGCGTTCCCGAAGAACAATGGCCCGCTTCGGTGAAGCAGGCCATCGCGAACAAGCGGAGTGGCGGAGTGGTCGGGCTCGCGCGCTAAAGCGGGCCCGGTGCGTCAATAACACGTCGTGTAGACCGGATTTCCGGTATAGGTGCTCGACGTGCAATTGATCGGCCGTCTCGTCGGCTCAAACTGATAGCCCTGAGACATTTTGTTGCCGTAGGCACTAAATCCGCTGCCTACCGCCTGCGCGAACTGCTTCGCGTTTTCCTTGTTTTCCTCTCGCATCATCACCTCTTTGGTGGCCTCCCTCCGCAGGCATGCGTCTGCGGCTGGGCCTACCTTCGTGTGACCCTGCTTGATGCATCTCTGAGCGACGCCGGAGGCGAGGCGGGTTTGTTCCGCCTCGCTCATCTCGCTGTACGTTCGGGTCTGGCAGGCAGAGAGCGAAAGGGCGGCGATCATCACCGCCGCGAGCTTGGCATTCATGTTCCCCCCTCATGGGCTTGTCCGACGGACAACCGCTACAGTAGCTATCTGTAGATGGGATCTGCAAGCCGATCGCGCAATTCCTTACCAAGCGCCTCGTTGCTGATCAGAACGCCGTCCTGCCTCTTGGCGGAAATGCTCGCTCGAGTCTTGATCGAGCGCTGCAACGTCTCCTTGGTGATCGCCACCGGAGCGTTGATTTTGACTGCATTGAAGCGCTTGATGTCCTCGATCGCCTCGGACATCGTTTCCTTATCCTTGGCGAGCGCGGCCATCGCGAACCGAGTGATGAGGCGCTGGCGCTTCTGCGTGATACGGCTCTCCGCATCCTTCAGCGCCGAGTTCCGCTCCCACGTCTCGGCGACTTCCGCCGGCGTGAAGCCGAGCGCCTGGGCGATGATGCTTGGAATGCCGATCTCGTCCTGGGGCACGATCTCGTCTCCCCGGAGCGAGGTCACACCCTCGTCGGCATAGCGATATGCCTTCATCAAGTCCCGCACCGCCTTAGGAGCCATCATCTCGAGTCCGCGAGCGACGTCGCCCTCGTCGGTGATCACGTTGTAACCGCGGTAAAGCTGCTCACCGAGCGACACGGTGGCGCCGAGGGACTGCGAAAGCCAATACTGGTATTCGTCCTTGCCTTGGAGCTCGCGCGAGGGCGAGCGGAACCACAGGTCCGGCATACCGATGCGCGACGTCAGGTCGATGCCGAGATAGTGACCGGGAGCGCCATTGAGGACGATACCGCCGAGCTCGGGGCCAAGGATATCGACGATGTTTGCGCGGAACTGCTGTTCGAATGCCATCGGATCGTCGTCGTCGCCGAAAATTAGACCGGCAAGCGCCATGGCAAGGCTGTAGCCCATAACGCCAGACACGCCGGACATGAGGGCCATCATGCCGGTGATGCCGGCGACCTGGTACCGCGCCTCCCGGCGGGCGGCAGGCGTTTCGCCCTTAACCGCCTGATGGATGTCGCGGAACATGCGATAGAGCATGTTGATGTTGTGCTGGCGGAACACCAGCGCGACCTTGGCAAAGTCGTTCTGCAGAAGCGCCGGCCGCGACGAGTTGGAATAGTCGAAGTGCGTCTTCCACGTCAGATCGTGTGCCGTGTCGATCGCGTCCGACTGGTTCTGGCCGGCCGCGCGCGCCATTCTGTAGGCGGCGAGGGCCGTCACTTCCCGGTTCCACACTTCCGCGCGATGGAACGCCCACGAGATGACGCCCATGACCTTCGCGCGGAGCGGAGAATACTCGACGCCGGTCTCGCCTACGCCGGCAAGATCATGGCTTTGCGTGCGATCGATCAAGCCCGACTTGTAGAATGCTTCGATCGCTCTCTTCTCGTCTTCTTTGAGGTTGGCTCGCGCAACCGAGCCGCGGCCCGCGACTGAATCGCGGGACGCCTGGGCGAGCGCCTTGCCAGCCTTGAGAATGCCACCGAACCTGGCGCCGAGTATCGGCAGGCCGAGCATGACGGTTTGTGACATGTTGACCATCGCCGAAGCCGGCGACGCAGCAAGGAACCAGACGAATGCCGTGCTCGTCATCGTCTGCGCCACCTTGCTCCCGGTCGGGTTCATCACCCAATCGTGGCGCTTCGAAAGCTCGTTAGCGAGCGTCATGGCGCGGGTCTGATCGTCCGCTTCCTTCGCTTGGTCGAAAGTCTGGTTGACGAGCTCCTGAAGCTCAAGCCCGAATTTCAGACGCGCCATCTGGTGAGCGGCATGGAACATGTGCGACGAGAACACACGCAGCGCGTCGCCGGTAAAGCCGGCGGTGCCCTTGCGGTGGATGAAACGCTTGCGCGCGGACAGGTCCGGCATGGACTCGAGGTAACGCTGCCAGACCTGATCCATCAGCTCCGGACTGACGCCGGAACCGCCGAGGAGTTCTTCGATCTCGGCGACGATGCGCGGGTCCATTGCCCGGCGAAGGTCGCTGCCCGCTTCCATCACGCCAACTTCGAACTTCGCGTTCGGATAATCCTTCTGCATCTGACGCACAGCGCGGTCTCGATCGGCAACGGTCTCGAATTTGGAGAAGCTGAGCACCTTACCGTCGATGTCGCGCACCGTCGCAAAGTACCGTCCGAAACGGCCAAGCGGGAAGTACGGACCTTGAACGCGGCTCGCCTCGAAGGCGATGCGCATGCGGGTGAGCCGGGCTTTCGCGGCCCACTGGCCTTTCGTTGTCGCGGCACGGTATGCGCTGGCAGCATCTTCTTCGGCATTCTTCTTATCGATCCCGGTCAGCCCCGCGTCCTTGATCTGCTGCAAGGTGCGTCGGTATCGGTCCTCAGCCTGGCGCAGCGCGATTTCCTGCGCCTTGCGGACGTTGTCCAGCAGGATTTCATCGAGTTCCTCGGTCTGCTGCCTGTAAGCGTCGCGGACCTTGTTGAAGAGCTCCCGCCCCTTCGGTGACAGGGCCGTATATGCCTTACGCAGCGCCGCGTATCCCGGCATGGCTTGCGTCTCGGCATCCACCTTTGACGGATCGATGCCGGAGAGGGTCGCCTCGTGCATGAGGTCGGCGAGCGCCTGGGCCTTGGCCTTGTCTTTCCCGACGTAGCCAAGGCGGGTGCATTTCAACCATTCCTGGCCGATAGCGTCGGCTTCCGCGTGCTTGGTGCCCCTGAAGGCATCCATGATGCGCTTGACACGGAGGTATTCGCCCACGGCCTTCATGTTTGGCCGTCCAAGCTCGCTGAAATAGTTGAGCGGGATGGTTTTGAGGATGGCGGGCTGCATGTCGGTCAGCTTGCCGCGAAGATCCTCGACGATGCGGGTCTCGGTTACGCGTTGCCGCTTTTCTCGGCCTCGACCTTTTCCTTGATAATCTGCCGTGCTTGCTTCAGCGAGGCCGCTCGTGTCGGATCGCCGGCCGGCATCTGGTTTACCCGCAACAGGTGCTCGCGCCACTTCTGCAGCGTGTCGAAGGGGCTCGGCGCGTCGATCGGCCCGCTTACCTGTGTTTTTGGGTCCATTGAAGATTTCTCCAGCCAGTTTATCAGCGGCTGCGTCAATCACGGCATCAAAACCCGTGGTCGCGGCCGCATCGTAAGGTGTGTTCGTGGTGAAGTCTATGACGTTCGCGCGATCGGCAGCCATCAATTTGCCGGCGGCATGAGCCTCATTGGCTTGATCAACGGTGATGGCTTTGCTGTTGAGCTGGGCTTGCAGGAAGCCTTGGAGCGCGTACTCGACACCGATCATGGCGTTCTTGAGCTTTGCCATGGACAGCGCGGCAAGGTCTGGCGTTTCGCTCGACAACGCCTCCGCTGCTGCCACAGTCAGCGCCGCCCGTGTAACCTGCCCGTCGTGGCCCGCCGCCCAAATGCTGTACAGTCCGGGGTAGGCGAGGAAGCCGATATCGGCCGAACTGAGCGGTCCATTGCTCGGGTGGTTGTGGTAGACGACAACCTTGCGATCAGGATTGGCCATCGCGGCCAGCAGCCTGTTGTTCATGCCGGTGTTGGCCTTGTCGCCTGCCGTGCCGTATTCGACCACAGAGCCGTCGTCATCAAGCGCAAGCAGGTATTCGTGGCCGGTACGCCGTCCGTCCGCGGTAACGCGCTCGATGGCTGCGTCTCGCAGCGGAATGCCCTTTTTTAGCTCGGGCGTGCCCAACGAACGCAGGTTTCCAACCGCGCCCTCTACGGCGGGGTCGGGTCGCTTGTTTTGCTTCGCAGGCTCCGCCTCCGCCGCGACGTCCGTGCTCACCTCTGTCGTCTGGCCCGCCGCACCTTTGGGCTTCGGCTTGAGCGCGTCTACCAATCGGCGGTGACGAGCGGCAGTCTCGTCGAGCTCCTGTTGGCCCGTCCAGGGCGCGATCTGCCTTTCGAGCGCCGGCGCCTGCCTCTCGATCTCGGCGATGCGCTCCTTGTCGGCCGCCGGAATGCGGGCAAGTCCCTTGATCGTGTTGACGATGCGCATGGCCGTACCCGTCGGGTCCATGTCCGCGGCGTCCTCGACGCTCACGTGGTAGTCGCGATCGCCCGCCAACGTGATGTCATACTGGCGTGAGTGCATGTGCTTGATCGAAATCTTGAAGCCGGCGTATTCGCCGATCTCAGTTTCGCCCGCCCGCTCGATCAGGTCCTTGCGGATCGCGGCAATAACGGCGGCGCCAAATTCCTTATGCTTATCGAATGCCTCATTCTTCACCGTCGCCGAGAAGGGCTTGCCTTCGACCGCCTGGGCACGCTGGGCGTCGGCCTCGACTTCGGGCAGCCGATTGCGCAGCGATTGCGCTTCCTCGTTGAGAGAGCGAATACGGCCCTTGATGCGATGCTGCTCGCGATCGTGCTCGGACGATTGGCGCTCGAGCTGCTGCAGCTTCCGGCGGGTCTCCATTTCCTCAAGGATGACGGGATTGCCCGATGCAGCCGCTTTCATCTCCGCCGCATTGGCTGCCTCGCCGCCGATATCCTCGATATCGCGCTTCTTCAGGTCGCCCTTGCGGATTTGTTCGATGAACTTCGCCTTGGCCTCAATCGTCTGCCACTGCCGCGCATCGAGTGTGTTCTCGGTGGCGTAGCGCATGATCTCGATCTCGAAGCCTTCCGGATCCTCGCCATAGAGCTCGTTGCCCTGCCGGATACCGCGACCGTCGCGCTGTTCAAGATCGGACGGACGCCACGGTGCGTCCAGGTGGTGGAGGCCGACAAGCCGGTTCTGCACGTTGGTCCCGGCACCCATCTTAGCGGTCGAACCAAACAGGAATCGGATTTTGCCCGATCGCACCTTGCCGAACAGTTCCTCCTTTTGCGCCTCGGTATTGGCGTCATGGATGAAGGCGATTTCGGTGTCAGGGATGCCGCGATCAATGAGCTTCTGCCGAAGATCGTCATACACGGAGAACGAGCTCTGCAGCGCGAGGAAGTCGTCGGGCGACATCTTGTCGAGTGCTTCCTGCGCGGCCTCGTCGCCGTCCTCGGCCTTGGCGATCAAGTCGCGCAACTTGGCCTGTTCGGCTGCCATGGCCTTCTTCGGCGTAGACAGGTCGATGAACACGAGCTGCGTTCCGCGCTTGTCGGCCCACTTCTTGTAGATGCCAACCATCTCGTCCGCGGCGCGATGAACCTTGGAACCGCGATAGTCCCCGTAGCCGGGATCGACGAGACGCATGTCGAGCGCGGCCTTCCGCGCGTCCGACATGACCTTCAGCATGTTATCGGCGCCCTTTTCCTGCTTTTTGGGCAGGTTCTCGGCGCGCCAGACGATCGACCCCTTGGGATAGGTCAGGTTGCCAGCCTCGTCAGCACTGCCTTCGCCGATGTATTTCGCCTGGTCCGGAGAGCGCTCGACGACGACGATGGTCGGCTTGCCTCCCTTGACCTTCGGGAGCGGCATAGTCCTTCCAAGGGCCTTCATCTGCGCCTTGATGTCGTCATTCGTGATGACGTCGGCGAAGGAATGATACCGCTGCATCAGTTCGGGCACGTTGACGAACTTCGCAAACCGGCTGTTCAGCTTGTACTGGCCGGACGGCGAAAGCTCCCAATCTGTGACGACTTCGCCAAACACCCTCGCCCAAGCATCGAAATGGGCGATGCCAAGGTCCGTCAGCGACTTCCGGTCAAGGTAGCGCTGGATTGTATACATCTCAGCCATGGTGTTGCTGAGCGGCGTGCCGGTGAGGAAGGCGACGTTATTCCCTCCGGTCTTTTCCAGCACGAATTGCGTCTTCATGTAGAGGTCGGCCGCGCGCTGGCTGCCGGCGGCATTGCCGAGACCGGCCACGCGCTGCATGGACGTTGAGTAGGCGAGGTTCTTGAATTCGTGCGCCTCGTCGACTGTGATGTCGTCCACGCCGAGCTCGTCGAAGGGCAGGCCCTCGTCCTTCTTGCCGGCGTCGAGCAGCTTCTCCATCTTGGCCTTGAGGTTGTCGCGCCATTTGGTGAGCTGCGCGACGTTGCGGCTCTTTTGGCCGGTCTCGCGGCGGAGCTCCGCAATGGACTGCTCAAGATCATCCATCTGCTCCTGGATGAACCGGGCCTCATACTCCAGGTTCATGCCGATGCGGCCGAACGACGAATGCGCGACGATGACGGCGTCCCAATCGCCCGTAGCGATGCGGGCGAACAGCCGCTTGCGGTTCTCCTTCTCAAAGTCGCGTTTCGTGGCTGCGAGCACCTTGGCGCCCGGGTACAGCTTCACAAAATCCGCGGCCCACTGGCCCACCAGGTGGTTGGGCACGACAACCATGGGCTTACGTGCCTGCCCGATTCGGCGCTTCTCCATGATCGACGCAATGGCGGCGAATGTCTTGCCGGCGCCGACGGTGTGATCCGCTAGGGCGGTACCACCCTGAAGCCGCCGCCAGATGAACGATTTCTGGTGTGGGCGCAGTTCGATGATATCGTCACTCACCTTACCTGGGAGGGTCAGGTGCGATCCGTCATACTTCCGCAAGACGTCAGTGTTGAAGGTGTCGTTGTAGAGCCGAACAAGCTCTTCGCGGCGGGCATCATCCTGCCACAGCCACTTGTCCCACTCGGCTTTGACGCGTGCTGCCTTCTCGTTGGCCGCTTCCGTGGCTTCCTGATTGACAGCGGTCGAGCCATCACGGAACCGGTCGTGGATCGTGATGCTCTGGCCGTTAAGCACCGCCAAGAGCACAGTCTCGACGCCTGCGCGATCGGTACCGTATAGGGTCGAAGCGGCCGGGCTCGGGCGCGGGACTTCAACAGCCCATTTAGCGTTTGCCCTGGAGTAGTATGCCTTCCCGCGGGCGCCGCTTTCCGTGATGTGCATCGCGAAGTCTTCGATGTGCTTTGCGGGCACCCATGGCGCGCCTGGCTTCACATCAATGTCGACTGCCTCGATGTCCGCCGGCTGCACGTCGCGCAGCGCGGCGATATTGCGGCGGAAGTCCGGATCCTGCTCCGCGGCACGCTCCGCCTCGGCGAGTTTCTGCTTGACGTTGCCGGAGAGGTACGCGTCAGCGGTCTCATAGGCGCCGGATGGCGTCTTGTAGACCAGCGGCCCCAATTCCTCGACGATGGCTTCTGCGGGCTTGCCGTACAGGAACGACATCGCATCAAGGTTGATGCGACCGAAGTCATTGAGGGAAGCAGCCAGTGCATCCTTTGCGCTGCTGGCACTCGTGACCCGGCTATACGGCTGCTGCGTCCTCTTGGTGAAGATCGCTGCCTTTTGGGCGCTCGGACCCTTCGCGGGCTCGCCCGTCTTCTTTGCGACGGCGGGGCTGATGCCCTTGTCGAAGCCCTGTTCGAGCGCGCTGATCTGCGGCCATGTCGGATCGTCGCGGAACAGTCGCTTGTTGGCGTCCGCATTGATTGGTCCGTGCTTGGCGACAAACCCGTCGTAGAGCTTGTTGAGCCGCTTGCGCAGGTTCTCGATCTGCGGGTCGCTGGCTTTCTCGTCGATCTGTGCCCGGCGGAGTTTCGCGAACGCATCGCGGACCCGGACCATGCCTTGCACCCGCGCCTTGGCGGTCTCGTTGGGATATTCCAGCACCTGGGAGACCGGCTGGCCGAGATGATCCGGCATGCGCACATGCACTTCGCCATCCGGGGCCAGGAAAGCGGTTCCTACCTGCACGTCTGTGACGGTCTCGGGCACGTTGACCGTTTCCGGCACCACTGCGGCGCTGGGCTCGACCATGACATTCTGCGGCAATGCGCGGATTGCCTTTTCCAGTGCCTCCGACAGGTCCTCGCCTTCACGCGCGACGAGTGCGGGCTCATCCGGCCCGTACATGGTGCCGTACGCCCCGAAGTCGCCGAGCATCATTTCGGGCTTGTCGATGAAATACTGGTTGAGCGGGACCGCCTTGCCGTCCTTGCCCTTCCACTCGCCAACCTGCGTCCAAGACGTGTCCGGCTTGTCGCCCTCGAGTCTTTTGCGCAGGATCACGATATCCGTCGTGACCTCGGTACCGGCGTTCTTTAGGAACGCGTTGTTCGGCAGGCGGATCGCGCCGACCAGGTCGCTCGCCTTTGCGATCTGGTCGCGGGCTGCCGCGCTAGCCCCGTCAAGAAACCGGTTCGTGACGACCATCGCCAGAACGCCGCCGGGACGCAGCGCCTCGATCGCCTTCGCGAAGAAGAAGTTATGTATGGAAAGCTTGTTGAGGTGCCTGCGCTGCTTGTCATAGAGCTTTTCAGAGCCGAACGGCGGGTTTCCAATGGCAAGGTCGAAATAGTCGTTCGGCACCGTGAGCTTCTCAAAGCCCATGGGCGACTGTATGTTGGCGCCCGGATAGAGGTTCTTGGCTATGCCGCCCGTGATGTGGTCGAGCTCGACGCCGGTGATAGCAGCACCATCGCGCAGCTCGCCCGGCATGAGGCCAAGGAAGTTGCCGGCGCCGACGGACGGCTCCAGCACCTGACCGCCCTTGAAACCGAGCCTGCGGGCAACGTCCCACACCGCGGACACGACTTCAGGCGAGGTGTAGTGAGCATTCCGTGTAGAGGATTCGGCGGAGGCGTATTCAGTCGAAGCGAGAAGCGCCTTCAGCTCGGCCGCTTCCTTCTCCCATCCCTTCGCAACGCTACCGTCTTCACGATAGAACGCGTTGCGCAAGCCGCCCCATCCTACCCATTTCGCGAGGACGCTCTGTTCCTCACGAGTTGCAGCACGCTTTTCCTCGTCAAGTTTGCGCAACAGGCGGATGGCCGCGATGTTACCTCTGAATTTGGCCTTTGCGCCGCCTTCTCCGAGCTCGTCCGCATCCGTGATGACATAGTTCGTGGGCCGCTGCTGCGCAGGGGTTGCCGCCGATTGGACATCAACAAGGGTTTCGGATATATTTTCAGTGGGTCGCGGCGAGGCCGACGCAGTATTCCGGTCGCCCCACAAGTCGCTGAGACGGCGTGAACTTCTCTCAGTGCGCCGCGAACCCTTCTCAAAAGCCGTCAGCAGCCACGTCTTAGCGGTTCCGTCGTAATCAAGACGCACGCCGGCGCGCCCGGTTTCGTCCTCAAGCTGAATGCGCCGCGTGGTCGAGCGTTCGCGATCAACCTTCAGGCGCTCGATGAAGCCCTGCAAATCCTGAAGCACTTCCGGGTGCCAGGCGATGAGCTTCGAAAGGCCGGTGCCGTTGCTCTGGTTGGAACCAGGTGCACCCCAAACAAGGTCAATAGGGCCAACCTCGGGGTGATGAAGCGCGCCGATCGCGTCGCCGGTCTGCCTGCGCTCAAGCTCAAGGGCGGCTTCGCGCCATTTGCCTTCATAGCCGCGCAGGATGGGGCCGAATGGCCCTTCAGTTACCTCTTCTGTGCCGTCTTCGCTTCTTCCGGCGGCAGGAGCAAGTAAGTCTCCCTGACCTGCTGCCACGCCTCGTCGGGCTTCACGCCCTGTTGTTCGAGCTGATCCACGGCCTGATAGGTCTGCTCGGCTGCGTCCTTCAGCGCCTGCTCCAGAAGCCCCGCCTGCTTCAGTTCCCGGTATTTGTTCGGCAGGTGCTCTTTCCAGTGCTCTCGACCGAGATTGATCCAGTTCTGCAGAAACATCTTCGGTGGTTCCTTCTTCGGCGCTGATGGCTGCGATGTCGGCGGCCTCGACCCCGGCAGCACTGGACATGCCCTCGAACGCGGAAGCGCGTGGATCATATTTGACCCCCATGTACCACGACTTCAAGTAGGGCCGCACATCGTCGCCAAGGTCGGCAAGCATCGCCTTGGCAAAGGCGGCAAACGTGCGGGCGCCCTTCTCGATCTGGTAGCCGGCGAGCGTAATGCCGGCCTGCAGTATCTCTGGATCGATCCCGCTGTTGATCGTGCTGCCTGAGAGCTTGCGGCGCAACAATGCGCGCGCCTTCTCTGCCGCGTCCTCAGTGAAAATCTTGTTCTCGGATACGGCCGGCTTGGTCTTCTCCGCCTTCGGCTCGACCGCGGCCCTGACCTTGACTACGGTTTGGTCCAGTGCGTCCGCGATCGCCTTCATACCCTTTTCGGGTTCCAAGGTGACGCCGGGTTCCATGTCGCGATGGAAGAACGGCTCTACCTGGGCCCATTCCTCGTCACTCAGCGCTTGCAGCCGTTCCGCCAGCGCAAGTTTGCCCTCAAGGACCGGATTTCCGTCCTCCCACGTTTTGAGGCCTGCGCGCAGGTCGCGGATCAGACTGCTGTAATCCCGGCGCGGTAATTTATTGCGCAGCTTCAGCTGTTCCGCCTTTGCGGCGCTCTTCGGCGGCTTCGGCAAGAGATCGCGGATCGCGTCATTGGCTGCGCCGTCGTCGAGGTCCTGGTAGTAGAAATCCTCGACGGCGTTATCGATCTGCTCAGGCGTCACCCCAGCGTCGATCGCCTGCGCAGTAAGTTTCCGGTCGAGCCGGTCATACTTGTTCGCCACGGCCATTGCAGCGTGGTCGTGTGCGTTGTTGGCAGCGAAGAACCCGTAGGAGAAGCCCTCCGGCGTGACGCTCCGGGCGTTCTTGGTCGCCATGGACTTCCCGCCATAGAGGCGGTGCATCTTCGAGCCTTCGGTAGCCTCAACAGGCGCAATAGGCAGTTCGCCGTTGAAGCGGCCCCAAAGCAACGTTTTCTTAGTATAGGTGTCGCCAAGGTGGTTCGGGTCGAAGGACAGGCGCCACCGCGGAAGGCCACCCAGCTCCTCGATGCGGCCGACGGGGTTCTCGACCGCCCAAACCGCCGGCTTGAAATACTCGATCGTGCGGAGGGTCTGGTGTACGAGCTTCACGCTCGCAACAGTGCGTCCGTCCTCGTCCTTCGCTGCGAAATGGCGCGCGCCAGATACAGCGAAGTCAGTGCAGGGGCAGGCAGCGAGGATGGCATAGATGTCCATGCCGTCGAAGTCGCCAAACCAATCGCCGAAAAAGTCGGTTGAGAAGTTGTTGACATCGCCCACGTCCGGATCTGCTTGGATGTCGAAGCGGTACACCTGGTAGCCGGCCTCTTCCCATGGCTTCGACCACTCGCCGGACAGGTCGAACAGCGAAAGCACCACCTTCTGGCTGTTGGCGCTACGGATGGTGGGATCGGTGCCCTGAGCTCGGGCGTGCGCCTTCCACTCGGCGATGCGCGCCTTTGCCTCGGCCGGCGTCATCCAGCCATGTTGCTGGGTGTAGACTTTCACCTTGTCTGCGAGGCGCACCACCTCGCTTTTCTTCGGTGGCTGGAAGACGTTGGAGACCGGATGGTCACCCTGCATCATCTCCGCTTGCGCGGCGTTGAACTCCTTCACGATCTGAGCGAGCTCGCGATCGTCCACGCCGAGCTGCGTGTGCTCCGGTGCGGTACCGTTCGCCAGGGGCTTGGCGACCGGCTCGTCGGATTGAACCTGAATATTTTTCGCCGGTTTTGCAGATTTCTCCCGGATCTCGAAACGCTTGCCGTTCTCGACCACCTCTTGCGTGGCGCCCAGCTTCTCCTTGGCGATGTGCGCCTCGGCCTTGTCGCGCGATCCGAACCACTTCGGCGCGAACGGCTCCTCAGTCTTGCCCGACTCGAGCCACGCCTTGAATTCGCCCAGCGTCGTTAAGCTGATGGCACCGAGCCCTTTCCAGCCGCTGGTGTAGTTTTCGAGGTAGGCGCCGCGTGCCTCTTCCTCGCTGCCATAGCCCGCCATGACCTTGTGCTCGTCGAAGCGGCCACGGGCGGGATCGCGCTGGTCGACGACAAAGATCGGCGAGGAATCGTCGAGCGCCTCGGTACCGGGCTTCACGAAGATGTCGATGTGATCCTTGTCGCGCCCCTTCGTGCCGCGGATGTAGCCATAATGGCTCTTCATATCGACAGCCCAGTCCTTGCCGGATGGGCTTTTACCCTTGCGCACGGAGCCGGCCGGGTTCTCGATCGAGAGCTCCATCCCGCCAAGGCGGCCGCGGCCGACCTTGTAGTTGCCGGCTTCCTTCTGCGCCTGGGTGGGCTCGGGCAGATCGTTGGAGGGCGAGGTCGCAGCCTCGTGCGCCGCGTCGTCAACCGCCGTCGTCGGCGCGGGATCGGTCGATACCACCTCGCTCGTCTCATCGCCCGACGTGCCGCGCTCGGCGTCCCTGACCGCCATCAGCTTCTTCTGGATGTTCGGGGTGAGACTGCCCCACATCACGCGTTCGTTGCGCTTGACGCCGGCCTCGTCCAGCACTCGTTTGCGGGCCTGCGCGGTCAGCTCAACGTCCCACCACTGGCCGGCTTCATCCTTGGCCGCGACCGCTTCCGGTTCCTGCTTGGCGCGCGCCGTCTGGCGCTGCTTGAGCAGACGCTCGTTGACCGGATGCATCTTCACCGGAAGGGTGGATTTCGCCTCCTTCGCGGCACGCTCGACGCGGTACCGGTAGTCGTCGGCCATGCTGGTGAGGTCCTCGACGGACACGCCGAACTCGTCCGCCAGCCGCTTGCGCTCTGCCGGCAGCACCTTCGACATGTCCACCTGAGACGTGCCGCCGAGCTTCTTGGCAATCACCTGCTCGCGGGCGAGGTCGTAGAGATGCGCGTGCCTCTCGTCGGGCAGCACTACGGTCCGCTCGCCAAGGCGACGGCTGTTCGGGCCCGCATCTGCGGGTTCGCGCTCGATCGGCGGATTGCGTTCGAGCTCCTGTTGCTCGACCTGCTGCGGTGTCAGTCCACTGACCGAAAGCTGGTCGACGGGCACCTGATACGCCTTGCCCTGATCGTCGACGACAACGGCCTCTGTGCCATCTTCCTGATACGTCTCGACGCGCGCGGGGAAGCGCTCGCCATTGCTCCCCTCGACGATGACGCGATTGCCGGGCTGCGGACGCGTCGGCCGCTTCTCGGTCGCGGGCTTCTGCTCGCGGGCAGGGGGGATTTCCGTGGTGGTCTCGGCCGCGATCGGCGCGGCAGGCTCAAGCGCGGGATCGCTCGACAGCTCCGGCAGGACGTCACGAACCGGCGGCTCCGCCTGTGCCCGTCGCAAGGCTTCCGCCTGCACATCCACCGATTCCGCGATCTTCGATACATTGGCGATCGGCACCTGGTAGACTTCGCCGGTACCACCATCGACGACAATAGCTTCGTCGCCCTGGTAGCTCTCGATGCGCGCAAGCATCGGGTCCATGCCTTCGGCGTCCACACGGACGGTCGCGCCGATCTCGGGGCGCCCGTCCTGCGGTACCGCTACTGCGGCGGCTGGAGCTGTGACGTCGGGCAGGGTGCGCACTGCGCGATCTTCCGCCTTCCTCTGCGCATGCTGCACGGCGCGTCCGAGCGGCCCTTTGGGCTCCGGTACAGGCTCGTCGACATCGGCTGACGTCTCGGCGTCCACCGCGGCCGGGCTGGCAGCCCCGCCAGCACCGCCCATAGCGCCACCCATGACACCGCCAGTAGCTACGCCAGCCGCCGCGGCTTCCTCGACGCCTTCCGTAATACTCTGCGACGGGTCTACTCGCTTGACGGCGAGGTTCTCGGACATCGTCTGCGTGACGCCCTGCGGCAGCTCTTCAAGCACGCCCTCAGCGAAGGCACCGCGGCCTGCGCTGAGAAGGACGCGCTGCGCGACATTGCCGCCGACGCCCTCGGCGAGGATCTTCGCGAGGGCGCGATCGCCGAGACCGCCAAATGCGCCAGTCGTGACGCCGGCGACGATGAAGGCTTGCGTGGCTGCATCCTCTGTCACTGCCTTGATGGCATCGGCCTCGCTCATGCCGCCTTCGACCATGTCGCGCACGGCTTCGGATTGAAGCAGCTGCTCGCGCGGGATTTGGGCGAGGCGATCGCGAACGCTGCGCGAGGATTCGGCACCACCGAGCATGCCCTCGGACACTGCGCCGGCGATCGTTGCGGTCTTTGCGGCAGCCGCCGCAGCCGTGGCCGCCTCGGCACCACCTGCGAGCATGCGAAGATAGGTCGCGCGTGCGAGCACGCCGCCCGGCAACATCGTGATGACGGTACCGGGTGCGGACTCGCCGACGCCGCGGAGATAGCTGCGCGGATCAGACCATGCCGGGCCAAATGTACCCTTCGCCTCGTTCCACCACTTCTTGGCGTCTGCCTCCTGCTGTTGAGGCGTAACACTGGCGTCTGCTGTGGCGGCATACTCCTCGAGGCGCTGCTCGGTCGGCTTCCCTGTCACCCACGTGTCGATCGCGTCCAAGGTCTCGACGACGGTCGGGCCGACGCCCGGGATCATGCCGACGGCTTCACGCGTGGCGAGACCGAGCCGAGCGTTGCCAGCACCAAGGATACGGCCAAGGTCGCCGAGCATGCCGTCCGATCGGTTTTCTTCTTCCCACCGCTGCTTCCATGCCGGGAGCTCGGCTTCGTCAACCACCTGGTACCGGCCGGGCTCCTTCTGTTCGAGGGCCTGCTGCGCGGCATCGATGCGAGCATTGTCCGCCTGATCGCGGGCCGCGATCTTCTCGCGCTCGGCTACCGCCGCGGCTTCCGCCTCGGCTGCCGCCCGCTGCTCGCCGATTGCCTTGGCCTCCTGCATGAAGGCCGGATTGGTGGATGTGAAATTCTCGTCGATGACGATGCCGCCCGGCGATCCCTCTGCCTTCGCCACTGGAGCGCCGGCCTTACCTCCGCGCGCACTGGCGGTCTCGATGTGCCAAGGCTCATGGCCAAGCGGGAACGAAAGGCCGTAGCGCTCTGCATTGGCGTGCACCCATTCGCGGACTTCTTTGGGAGCATCGGCGAACCGCCCGCCCTTCCATCCAAGATCAGCCGCATCGCCGTGCTGGTGGCGCGATCCGCCAGGCGCGCCGATGTTCTTCGACATGCCCGACGCCTTGAATTGTGGGCGCCACTTCTTGCCTGCCTCGACCGCGCCTAGCTTTGCAACGTCGGCAAGCCACGCATTTCGGTCGAGACCATACTTGGCAGCGTTCACCGCGATGATTTCGGCCTGACGTTCGGGCGAGCGAGCGCCGGATAGGATGTCGAGACCGGATTTGACGTGGTCGGGCGCATCGTTGAACATCGCGCTAAGGCCGGCCCTAAGCTCCGGCTTCATGTTCTCGACGTAGGACGTGGGCTTCCCCGGCTGGAGCTTGCTCAACAGCAGCGAGCCGTCGTCTTTCTGTTCCGGCCGCACCAGCCGCGCCAGCCCCTTGCCCTCCGGGTTCGGCACGTGGCTCGTCGCCTCCGGGTCGCGGCCGAGCAGCGCGTCAAATGGCTCCTCCGCATCACTGCGCGGCCGCTCGCCGGTGAGCCCGATTGCTTCCGTCCCGGGCGCGCCGGTGTTGGCCTTGGAGTTGTAAAACAGGTGTTGGCCGACCTTGGCCGTCTGCGGCATCTTGCCGGCCCAATCCGGACTGACGCTCGTCGCGTGGTAGTGGTCGGCGCCGTCGGTCGGGTCCTCGCCGCCAGCAAAGGCGCGCATGATCGCCGATTCGGCACGCTTGCGGGTGTCTGGATCCCGCATCGCCTTAAATGCGCCGGGCCCGGGCTTTGCATAGCCGGTGAACTGATCCGGTTCGCGCACGATCTCGCCCGGCGATTTGCCGCGGACGCCAGCCCGATTCTTGATGACGCTGGCGACGGCCAACATGCCCTCGTCGCCTTCACCGGCCGCCTCCGCGATCACGGTGTTCACCATGTCGTTCCAGTCACGTTCCGGCATGTCGATGGGGGCGGAACGGCTCGCGGTCTTTGCTGACGCCGCCGACTCGAGGTCGAGCCCAAAGCCTGCCTTGGCGGGCTCACTGGCGGGCTTCGCACCGCCTAGAAGTTTGTCGGGAGTGCTCCACTCGATATCGGTATCGAGCCCAATGACGATCGGCATGCGCGGTGCTCCATAAGAGAACCGCACTCATGCGCGGAAAGACACTGCCGTTATAATTCGATCGGGGGAAAAATCAAAGCCTGACACCCGTTAACGATCGCGGGCTCCGGCGTTACAAAGGATTGATGTCATGACCTCTGGCGGTGAAAAAACACTCATGACATCTGGCACCGGAGTCGCAATTCCGCTTTCGACCCGTTGCGATGGCCGGTGCCAGAGGCACGTCCCGATTTGGTCAAAGCCGCGTTGGTACGATGGTATTCGACTACCATCACTGCTGGCGCTCGACTCTTCATCGAGACGGACCCACCCAATTGGGAAGCTCAAAGTTCTAGATCATGGCGACGCTATCGTCACGCCAGAGTCTCGCACGCTGTCTCCGCCACCGGTTTGACATGCCTGTCCGTAGCCGGAAAGCACCTGGTATCCACTCTCAGTGTATATTTCGTAGGGAGTATTCCGCCTAACCACAAACCACTCACCTGAGGACACCGTTTGCCCATTTATCTCAAGCTCACCTGAGATTACGAGACGAAATACGTTCTCTGTATGTGAATGCCGGTCAACTTTAGTTTTTGCAGGCACAGCCGTGATGTAAAACATCTTATAATCAATGAGAGGCCAGACGATGGGCGTCTTGGTGATGCCATCGCCCTCCTTGAGCGGGGTGACATTCAAGAAACGCGAGATCAAGATTGGATGCTTATCAACTTCTGGCGCGAAATCCTGAAGCATAGAAACATATTCGGCAAAATTTTGTAATAGACGGGTCACAGCGGGCATTGCGATTCCTCCTGTCAAACGGGGTCAGAGTACGATGCTGCTTGAGCCTAATGTTGATTGAAACTAGTGCATGTCCCAGTGCGTATTCTGCAACTATAGCTAATGCAAAGGAAAACTGCAAACGGGCAACCATACCACAAAAGGATGTATGAGGGGCGCGCCCGCCGCGCATCGATCCGAGACCTATGCCCGCTAACGATCGTGGTTGATACCCGCGGAATGCGCCCGTGTTGATCGTCGTCGTCGTTGTGGTATGCACGGGTCATAACCATAACGCGAGTCCTTCTGAGGAAATTGGATGGCGAAGTACGTAGCACCGAATATGAATGAGTCCGCATTCAATTGTCCGCACTGCGGCGCTCTTGCTGTCCAAACTTGGTATAGCTGTCGGGCGTCAGAACTGGCTGTTAAGACGCCCTCAATCCACTCGGGGGACCCACCGTTTATCGAGACAACTGTGGCTCAGGCTCAAACCTCCTCAGCCAGAAACATCAACTTCACTCGGTGCTTCAACTGCCGCAAGATCACGGTCTGGATAGCCGGTGAACTTTACTATCCCCGCGCGGGGGGCGGCCCCGAGGCCAACCCCGATCTGCCGCCAGACATCCGCAAAGATTACGACGAAGCGAGCGCCATCCTCGAAATCACCCCAAGAGGGGCGGCCGCCTTACTGCGACTCTGCATACAAAAGCTCTGCGTTCACCTTGGTCAGCCTGGACAGAACCTTAACGCGGATATCAAGGCTTTAGTCGCTGCAGGTCTGGATGTGGGCGTGCAGCAGGCCCTGGACTACGTCCGCGTCGTCGGGAACAACGCAGTCCACCCGGGCGAAATCGACGTGGATGACCGTGCCACAGCAGAGATGCTTTTTCGCCTAGTGAACATCATAGCGGAGAAAATGATCACTCAGCCGAAGCACGTGGAGGAACTATACGGCAGCTTACCTCCAGGCGTGCTGAAGGCGATCGAGAAGAGAGACGGCAAGGCGTCGCCAGCGGCGTCCGATAACCAGGCGGACTGAAGGAGGAAAACATGGAAAAGAGTGGCAAGGGCGCCAAAGTGGCGAAGGCTATTCCTGACGGGACCGAAACTTGCGGCATCGTGATGCCGATATCGGCAATCGATGGGTGCGACGCCTCTCATTGGGTCAACGTTCTTGAAATACTGGCGGACGCTGCTCGGTCAGCCGACTACGAGCCTCAACTGGTGTCAACTGGCGCAGACATCGGCGTCATTCAGAATAGGATCGTTCAGAACCTGTACGACAATCCTATCGTGGTTTGTGACGTCAGCGGAAAGAATCCGAACGTGATGTTCGAGCTTGGCATGCGTCTGGCATTCGACAAGCCCGTGATAATCGTGAAAGACGATGCCACGTCGTACTCTTTCGATACGTCGCCAATTGAACACCTCGAATACCGCCGAGACTTGCGGTACCAGAACATCATCGAGTTTCAGAAGCAGCTGGCGCAAAAGATCAGGGCAACCGTGGAGAAAAGCAGGAGCGACGAACACTATTCGCCGTTCCTGAAGAACTTCGGAAAATTCACGGTCGCAAAACTGGACACTCAAGAGGTATCCAGCAACGAGTTCCTCGCCAAGAGAATGGACGACCTCCAAAGAGAGATTTCGACTCTCTCTTCAATGTTGCGCGCGCAAGCGCCCCAATCGAGCTTCGATCGCATCATTGCGGAGCGTCTCGCTGCGGAAACCAATGCCGTAACAGCCGAGCACATTGCTAAGTTCTATGATCCGGTGGAGATGGAAAATCGTGCCCGGAAACTGATCGAGAGTGAATTCGGGCGCCTATCCAACGAGGAGCTGCAACAAGAGGACAACCTTAACCGTCGTATAGCGAAGCTCAAACCCCGCATAGGGCTGTTGGGAGTCTCCAGCACTAGATTGCAGGACCTTATTTCGGAGTACCTTCGGCTGCGAGCAACGTGACGGCGGAGCATCGCTCGACCGGTTCCACTTATTCCCGAAGGGGTGACGCCGGGAGTGCCACCAACTCACACTGCGCCTTGAACCGCTCGAACGCCTTGTAGAACGCTTCCTTGTCGCGGTAGCTCACGTTGCATTTTCGTCCATCCATGAGCGTGACGCCGACGCTGTCGCCATAGTCTTCGACATGGCCGACGAAGGCGAAGTTGAACTCAGCGAAGCTGCTGTAGCGGAAAAACATCGTCTCAGGTCCAAACACTGTGCGGGATGATCAACGGCCGAGCCCTGGTTTCGGTTTGAACAGGCTTTCTGCGTTCGCTTTCGCGTCGGCGGCATCGAGGCGCGTCGGTGTTGGACGTTCTCTCGATTCAGCCAACACGATCTTGATCGGGCCCTGCTCGACGTCAAAGCCGAGGTTGACGCACCGGCCGGATTTCTCGCCGACGTGGATCGTGCCCACGCCGGCGATCTCGACGGATTGCCCTACTTTCACTGTCAGTCGAAGCATCCGGTTCCTGCCCTTATTGTGCCAAATAGCGGTCGCGCTTTTCGTCGGAGAGCTTTCCGAGTTCCCGCTCGTAAGCCTCGATGTCTTGGTTCGCGAGGCGATCGAGGTATGCGAACTCTCCGCCATCGCCAGTGTCGCTGATGTCGGCGGCAGGCACATTCGCAAGCGTCAAAGGGGCCTCTCTCTTCGGGAGCTTGCCCTTCCCGGATTGGTTTTCGGCCTTTGGTTTCGGCTTGGCCGCATCGCCGAGCGCTTCACGCAGCTGCTGGTCCAGTATCGCGTGCGCCTTCTGAAGGTGCTTCGGGTTCAGCGGGTCCTTCGATGCCGACTGCAGCTTGCGCAGTTCGGTGTCGAGCATGGTGTGGAGCACAGTGCCAGGCTTGTACTGTGGGTGCTCGCTGAAGAACGTGGGAACGGTCTCGGTCTTGTAGCGCTCGATGGCGAGATCGCGCGTGACGGCGGCCGACGTACGGCGCTCCTTCAGTCCGTCGAGCTCGGACTCGATCGGTTTGAGCTTCTCCCGGTACTCCTTCGCGCTCAGTTCGCCATCGTCGAACTGCTCGGCCAGCTTGTCGCGCTCGCTGTCCAGCGTCTTGATCTTGTCGTTGATGTCGGGGGGCAGGATCCAGGACGCGGGCTTCTCGTCGTCTTCTTCATCGCCCTTTGCGTCGCCTCCGGCATTGTCCCCGCCGGCATCTACATCGGCCCCGGCGTCGCCGGCGATGTCGCTTCCGGCGCCGTTGTCATCCTCTTCGCCGTCCCCGTTGTCAGCGCCTGCGTCGTCACCCGGGTTATCGCCGCCGGCATCACCGCCCGCAGCGCCCTTATCGTCCTCGTCGCCCTCGTCGCCGGCGTCGCCCGCCGACTCGTGTCCTTCATCGACGACTGTCTCGTCGAGCAGGCCCTCACGTTCTTCTTCCGTCAGTCCGTCGAGATCCGCTTCATTGAATTTGGGAGGCATCTTGCTTCCTTTCCTCTGTTAGCCAAGTCCGATGGCGCCGGGCTGCTCTTGCGGCGCCGGCGTGGGTTGCTGTTGCTGCTGTGCTTGCTGTGCGGCTGCGGCCTGTTCTGCCGCAGCGCGCATGTTCTGCTCTGTTTCCGTCGGAGAGACGTACCCGGCCTCGTGCAACACCACGTCGGCGATATCGGCGAGGCTCGGGATGGCGATCGCAGCACCTGCCGCCTCGAGCGCCGTCTTTTGCGCCCCGACGTTGATCGATGCAGTCTTGGCCTCGATCTCCTTCGCCTGTGCGATCGTTTTCGCGGCGTTTGCTTCCTTGGTGGCGATATCGGCGGTGGCTGCGCGCATCGCCATTTGCTGCTGCATCGCCTCTGCCTGGGCCTTCTGCTGTTCTTCCGGCCCGCCTTCTTCCTGATCCGGGTCCGTCATGCCGGTGACCTTGCGAACCCGCTTCACGAGCTCGTCGCGGTTCGGGATGTCCATGCTCTCGATGACCAGGTCGAGCATGACGATCGCGATCTGCGGATTGACCGGCGCCAGCTTGCCGAGCAGGTCCATCAGCGACTCGACCTGCGCCTGGCGGACCGTCGCGCGCCAATCTTCCTCGGAGATGACGAAATCCGCTTTGGTCCGAACGATGTCGTTCTCCGGTAGCCCGTCGTTGACAGTCACGAACTCCGGGGTGCCCCGCTTGTTCGTGATGCGGAATTTCTTTTCCTCGGACATGAACTGCTCGACGTTTGCGAGCTCCTTCTCACCGCGCACCTGCATGGCGAAGCGCAGATTGTCGAAGAGACCAGCCGTCGCGAGCGATCCCTGTTCCTGTCGCGCGAGGATCGCCTTGCCTGATACTGCGTTCGTGGTGCGGCCAAGGTTCTCGTCCGTGACGCCACCAACCTGCTGAAGCATGCTGATGTTGCGCGACATCAGCTCAAGGTGCCACTGACCCAATTCTCGGTCAGCGTTGATTTCGATCTCGTATCCCTTCTTCTTGACGATCAACGAATCGGGTCGCGCAACTTCCTCCAGCAATCCGTTGACGTCCTCGACCGCGCCTTCATCCATGATGACCTTGTTGGTCGAGAGGATGTGCAAGGCCTTGGACGCGCGTTTGTTGATATCGCTCTGGATATCGCGAATGTTGCGGACCATGCCGTACGGCATGCCATCGCGGCCACGGCGCTTATTCCAGATCGGCGTGAACGGGAATCGGTTGTGTCGGTACGGGGAAGGGGAGAGCCACAGCATGCCAGCCGTGGTGAACAGCGCAACGTAGATGCGCATCGAGACTTTCTCGATTATCTCACCGTCACCTTCCTGCACGGCATCCACGTGGCCGGGGGATTGCGGGTCGAAAATTTCGCCCGCGAAGGTTCCGCCGGAAATCTTCGACGTCTTCTCAGGAATGCGGAACCAAGCCTCGATCACTCGCACACGCTGGCGCCAGTAACCGTCTATGCGATCATTCGTGAAGGAGGATGTGTTTGTGCCTTGGCCCGTGTTCTCGATCTCGGGCGTGTCCATCGCCTCATCGCCATAGGCGTCGATCGATGCGAAATTGTCGGCGTCATCGACGCTGCGCTCAAGCAGCGCCCTGCGCTTTGGGAACATGGCGAGCGCGACGTCGATATCGAGCCACTTTGAGCGGAAGATATAGCGGGCATCGGAGAGGTCTTTCTCGATCGCCGTGCTGTCCCACAGCATGTTTCGCCAGTTCTCGCGGCGGGTGAACAGCGGCTCGCCCTCGTCGTCACCCTGGTACCCATCTTCGAGCCAGCCGATCCCGACTTTGGCTGTGTCCTCGAACGCCTCACTGATGCGGAAGGGGGTCCGGTTCACGTCGGACAGGTATTTCAGGAGCTCGCGCTTGCGTTCTGCCGGCTTGGCATCTTCCTGTCGCCGCGGCAGTATCTTGTAGTCGGTCCGCGTGCGCTTCTCAGTGCCAATCACCCAATCGATCGTGGTCGCCGTGACGTTGAACACGAGCGGTACCTGGCCGCGATCTTTCAGCGTCTGCGCGTCTTCCTCGCTCCACTGGATACTGTCGTAGAAATCCTCGTCGATCGCCATGTCGCGGCGGTTTTCCGCCTGCCGGTCAAGCTCTTGGGTGTAGAAGCCGAGGAGGCGATGGTGCAGTTGCACCATCTTGCCGTTGTCGAGTGCGTTGCCGCGGATCGGCCGCGACGGGGCCGGAAGGTCCGGAATGGGTGACTGGTAGCGCTTGCGTCGCACGCTACCGTCTGTTGCCGCGAGATCGAACATCCTATTCCTTCAGCACTGCCTCTGTGACCTTGCCCGTGGTTGGGTCGGTCATGGTGATTTCAGCGACCGTTTGAGCGTCGCTGTGGTCGTAGGGTGGAATTGACAGGAGGTCGCCGAGATGATCCGCGATAAACATCGCGAGCCGGCGGACGGACGGGCCGTCGAAGGCGTTGAAGCCGAGTGCGTGAGCGAATTGGAAAGCTGTCGCGGCGGCTTGCGCAGGGTCTCCGACGTCCTCTGACCAAATCCAAGCGCGATCCATCGTGACCACGCAAGGCGTCAGCCTGTCGTCATATTCCCTGTCCGCCGGAATAAGAACCATACACGGACGAAAGCGATCTTCTATCCGTATCCAGGTGCCAATAGCGGTAACTCCGCTTCTGCGAAAAGTCCATACGCGCTTCGTGAGGTCCAGTGCTGGCGTCATCAAATTCTCCATGTTTTTGGGGTTAAGCGGCCATGCCGGATCGGTTGCGACGCACCGGGCGCGCCGCCATCCCGCCGACAGAGACGAGGCGGCGGACTTCGTCGCGATACTGCGCCTTCTGGCGAATCGCATCGGCGGCGTGCTGGTGCCCGTTCTTGTGTGGCTTGTCGGACCACACGCCCATGTTGTCGTTCCAGCTCTTGCGGTAGTTATCGAGGTGCAGGATGCCCTGGGCGCACTTCTCTTCGTCGAAGACGTAGTTGCCGAAGTCCTCCTTCAGCGCCGGGATGCCGATCGCCATCAGGTCGAGCGTGCGCGGAACGATGTGGATGTTCTTGAGGCCAAGCCCTTCCAGCATTTCCTTCGGCGTCTCGATGACGAACTGCCCGGGTTTCCGGGTATCGCCGTCGTGCGGCAGGAAGTGGTGGCCGAAGACGTAACCACGGCGCTGGAACTCGGCCATGATGAAGGAATACGGCTCGCCGGAGCATTCGAAGTAGTCGATGAAGTGATCGACGAGGCCAACCGCTTGGTGAAACCAGATCGCAATGTCGTCATCAACGCCAAGGTCCCAAAACGTGTTGACCGGGACTTCCGGGCGATATGGCACGCGGGTGATGCGGTTCTGCGAACGCGCAATCGACATCTGCTTGGCCAGGATGACGCCTTCGACGGAGACCTTGAACGCCTCGCGGACGGTGGAAGGATATTCCTGCCACATCTTCTCGTCTTCGTCGGCAAAGTCGCTCTTGCGGGTTGAGACGTACCAGGCGCGCTTTGCCTCGGATAGCGGACGGCCGATCTCGCGCTCCAGCTCGTCGAAATACTTGTCGTCCTTCGCCTCGGTGATGACGCCTTCCGGATCCATCTCGTATTCGTCTGCGTCCCACCAGCTCGCGAAATGCAGGCGATACTGCAGACGGTTGAGCCTCTTGCCGGCCTCCGCGAGCGCCAGCGCCTCCATCACCATCGTGTAGTAGGCGCCATCGCGGCCCTTGGCCGTCGATTCAATGAAGACCATGCCCTGTGCCGCAGCGGCGAGCGCGCCGGTGACGATCTTTTCCGCCTTGATAGGGCTTTCGAAGCAGATAATGCCGAACTCGGAAATGTGCAGCCAGTTCAGCGTGTCGCCGCGTGCGGAGGTCGAAACCTGAATCGACGAGCCGTTCGCGAATATCTTCTCCTGCACGTTGTCCGTGACGATCGGTACCATCTTGCGCAACCACGGGGGCAGGCGCTCATAGGCGAACTCGATCTTGTTGCGCATGATCTTGGACGCGGTGAACTGGTCCTGCGCGATGATCGCGGCCTTCTGGTTCTCGTTGAAGAGACATGCGTCGAGGATGATGATCTGGATCAGCGTGGAGAAGCCGCGCTGGCGAGCCTTCGGAACGATGTTCCGGTACCACATGCGGCGCAGCAACTTCCGCTGCGGCTCGTTTGGCGTGAAAAGGACCGTGTCGCCGTTCTTGTCGAGGATGTAATACAGGTTCTCGATGCGCCACATCGGATCGGCACATTTTGCCTTCAGCTGCTCGGCCGTTATCCCGGCCAGATGCTCGTACATCAGCCGGCTTCCTCATCGTCGGCGACTGGCAGTGTGCCGCCGCTTAGCCCGATAACGCCCGCCTCCGGATCGTCCTCGACGGGCTTGAATGTGTTCTTCTGCGTCTTCGAAAGCTCGCGCAGCCAGCCTCCGAGTGCGCCTTCCTCGTCGACATCGTGCTTGATGTGTCGCACGTCGCGCCATATGCCCGGTCTGCGGTTCTGCAACCACCACATCGCGGCTTTGGTGTCCGGCGGCACGTGCTCGATCGTCTCGATGCGCTGCGCCTCGCCCTCGATGACGACGATCTTCTCCGAATCGAACGAGTAGCCGGTCGCGCGCTTGTAGAGGCTGTCCTCGACCTTCTTGTCGGCCTCGTCCTTGCCGATCTCCAGCGCCTCGCGGAACTCGGGATGTTCCAGCTTCCAGCGGTGGATCGTGCGGATGCTCACCTCGAACGCCTGGGCGATCTCCAAGTCCGTAGCGCCTAGCGATGCGAGCGTCTGCGCGATCGCGATGTTGCGCTCGTCCCACGACGTCGGCCGGCCGCCGTAGTTTCGCGGATCCGGCCGGAACGCTGCACCAAACTCCGGGTGTTCCTCCTTCCACCATTCCAGCGTCTCGACATCGATGCCGAACGATTCCGCGATGTCCTTATCGCTGACCTTCGACAGGAACATGAGCCGGGCGATGCTGACGAACCGCTTCTGGAACTTCACCGGCTTAGGCTCGATGGGCTTGTCGGCCGCCCTACCGCGTGGCGCCCGTTTCCGCGGTTTCGCCGCAGATTTCGCCTTTAGGGGTGACAAAACCTCATCGCCCTTCGCCGACTTGCGTTTGCTCGCGGGCTTCGTCGGTTGCTTCCTCGGTGCCATCAGTGCCTCCGTCTCCGCGCGGCAAGCAGGGCATCAAGCTCGGCACGTCCCGAGCCTCGGCGAGCCAGCGCCGCAGCAAGTCTGGGATGATTTTCCTGTTCGGGGGGCGCGTTCAACCACGGCTGTGGGGCAGGCGGATCGTCTGCAAGGTTGTCTGCCTCGCCCTCATCACCACGCAGTAACCTATCCGTATCTTTATCCTTATATGGTTCTGGTACTGGTATTGATGATCGATCGGTGATCGAACGATGCGCGCGCTTGTTGAAATCACTCACGAATTGGGATTTTTCGGCTCGTTTTTCCTCGCGTTTTGCGACGCTTTCAGACGCTTTTCGAGAGATTTTCAGCGAGTTCTCTATCTCCGCTTCGCAGCGGTGATTGCTGATCTGACCCTGCCGATTGATGAAGATTTTCCGCAGCTCGATCAACTCAGAGATGAGAGCGCGCGCCTTCCTGATCGAGCAGTTCAGCTCGCCGGCAAGCCAGCGCTCGTTATTGTCGATCGGACCACCGGCGTCATAGATCAGGTCAAGAATGGTCGTGTACGCGCCGCGCTGCTCAAGCGTGAGGCGTCGATATCCTTGCAGCGCGTCGCCGTGGTAGCGCCTGTGATAGGGCATGGTGCGTCGGCTCATGGGTCCCCTCCTGGGAGCAATGATGGCTGCAAGCGTTCGCGGACTTCCGCAATGCATTCGTGCTCAAGGTCCGCTTGCCATCGGATGGCCGCGCTTTCGCACTGGTTGTCGTTCCTGATGACCTTGTAGTGCTGCAGGCAGTCGAGCACCGGCTTGATACGGTTATCGACGTCCATGAGGCCGTGCGGGCGTTTCATCGCGATCACGATGTCGAACGGCCTGGATACTGGCGCCGGCGGGGGCTTAATGTGCCAGCCCGCATCAGTGCGCCATTTCTTGTAAACCTTGGAGAGGCGACGGTTCTCGCCCCATCCGGTGTACAGATCCCACACCGATGGCGGCATAGGCAGGCGGACGCGCAGCCAAGGTCGATCATCGCGCCGGGCGAGGTGTAGCCCGGCGCCGGCCATAAAGCTCTGCCATGCCTCTGACACTGCGGCGCGGGCCTGATCCTCGTCCGCGACGTTCCCGCGAACCGGGAAGCCCTTCGGCGAGAACCATGAGCACCATTGCCACAAGTCACCGGGTTTTACCGGTGGCGCGACGTACCCAACGCGCACTGCACCGACGACCGCAACGCGCCAATCGGCCATGTATGACGGCTCACTCCACGCGATCACTTGGCCGGCCCCCTAAAGAACGGCGGCCAGTCATCGTCGGCCAGGTGTGATGTGGTCTGGGAGCCAAAGGGGCCGATGACGCCAAGTTTGCAACAGAGAGGAACAATCAGAGGCTCGATCACACACGCCCCCATTGCAAAGAGCTCAAGTCACTTCTAATCGAAGGTGAGAGGGTGGAGTGGAGGCAGCATTGGACTATCAACTTTTCGAATTGATTCGTTTCCCGTTTGATGAGTCGGCGAAAAGCGGGCGAGCGGGCGAAGCACGGGCCCCGGGAGAATTGCTCAAGCCCTACCAACGGCTTCTGACGTTCGCGCGAAACATCATCAGCAAGCAGTTGCCGAACGACAACGCGAACCAATGGTTGCTGGATCTTCAGCATGGCGTTGAGGCGCAAAACCCCGGCCAAACAATTCTCACCAGTTCGCCATTGCCGTTCTTGGATGAACAGGTCGTGCAGGAGTTCCTGAGCCGCATCGAGGCCTCGGACCCTCCTTACGGCCAAGAATATCTTCGCCAACTCGCAATCGCTGTATTTTGTGCAATCTACGTGGAATGTGCGACGCAGCGCCCTCTCAAGGTTGTTGACTTCAACACTTCTAAGATTGGAGCATCGATCTGGGTTGAGTTGGCCAGCTACTGCGCATGGAAGACTTACGCCGAAATTAAGTGTTCTGCGGACCTCGAGGTGTCGACGGTATTCCGCAAGAACGAGGAAGAAGTTCACTCGGTCGTCAACTCGGGGCACCAGCAGCTTCGAACGATGATGGAGCAGTACACCGACCTGCAGAAGCAGAATTCGTTGCTTCGCGCTCGGATTGATGAAAGCCTCACGGATCTTAAAACAGACGTAGAGCAGATCAGTGAGGATGCTGCCGGCGCCAAGGCTGTATTTCAAAGGGTCTTGGACCAGAACAAGGAAAACGAGGCAACACTCTCGCTGTCCGAAGCAAACATCAAATCGCACGCGGACGCGATCCGGGAAGAATTGCGTATCGACAGTACTAAGAAGCTCTGGCGTAGCCGGGCTTCGTGGAGTACCGCCTCGTTCTGGTTCTCTGCAATAGCCATCACGGGCGCGTTCGCCGCCCCCGTCATAGCCGCGTCTGGCAATCTCGATGCGATACTTGCAGGGCTTCGGGACATTGGCGATGCCGCGACCAAGGGGCTTCCGACCGATGCCACCAACGCTCAGCTCTTGACTGCAACAATTAGCCGCCTGGCGATCATCACTGTGCCGTTGGCCATCTATTTTTGGGCTGTAAAATTGTTGGTCAGGTTTAATGCGCGGTCCATGATTTTGATGGATGATGCACGGCAACGCAGCACCATGATGGATGTCTATTTTCATCTGATAGAGAAAAATGGAGCTACACAGGAAGAGCGAGCGCTTGTGCTTAATGCACTCTTTCGGCCAGCGCCTGGGCATGGTCCGGAGAACGTGGACCCTCCGAACTTTACGGAGTTGCTGAGCAAAGCTGCGGCAGGTGGGAAAACTTAGACACATGTCATCCCTTCGATCGAATATGACTTCGTTGACATGAGGGGCGCAATTGTTCGTCATCCCTCCGCCCCGGGGATCATGCCGAGGGCGACGAGATAGGTGTCGAGAACGGCCTCTTGCTCCATCCGCTCATCAGCGTCCTGTTTACGGATCGAAATGACCTTGCGCAGGATCTTGCTATCGAAGCCCATCGACTTCGCTTCGCCGTAGACGTCCTTGATATCGTCGGCGACCGTCTTCTTCTCTTCCTCGAGGCGCTCGATGCGCTCGATGAACGCACGCAACTGGTCTCTGGCGACGGCGTGCACCGACGCTTCTCCGGTTTCCTTGCTGCTGAACGCCTCGACCTGGCCCGATAGAGAGGCGGTACCCGGCCGGCTGGCCGCTTGCGCGGTCACGGCTCGGGCCGCCCCCTTGAACTTCCCGTCTGCAAGTCCGGTCTGCAACGTCATGCTATGTTCCCTTTCAGTCGTCGTTGTGGGTGTTGAAGCCATGCACCGCGGCGTCAGTGACCGCGGGGCGGCGCTTGAGGCGCCGGGTCATGCGCTTGTGGCGCTGTTTGAGCTCGCGTTCGGAGTAGACCTTCATCCGAGCGGAGTGCTCTCGGGTGTGCGGGGCGCAGATCGTGGTCACGACGCCGGAAGGCTGCGAAATCTGCGCGAGGAAGTGTTGGTTGGCCACGCGGGTGAACCCGCACCGGACGGACATCTCGACCCCGCGGGTCCAGATGAGGGCGCGAACGCCGTCAATGGTCATGCCAGCGGCGGCGGCGTGCGCCTTCGCCGTGGCCTTCTCAGTTGGCCATGAGCCCATTACGGACAGGCCGATGATGCGCTGCACGTAGCGAGTGACCGCGTGATAGCTCACTCGAATCGGGGAGGGCTCGGGCGCACTCATTCATCGGCCCGTTGAGCCTTGGGCTTGCCTCTACCGTTTTGGAACGCCAGTGGCGCGCCGGGGCGATTGCCCTTCGGAGCCTCGATCGCGTCTTGCGCCTCGCGGTCGGTCTCATCTAGCGTCATCGGCCGCATTCGCTCCCCTTTCCTTGTTTTTCAGCACGTCGAGGGTTTGCACGAGGACGGCCAGATGGTGTTCCTGCTTGGCGACATCGTGCTTTGGCCGCTTCAGGCCATGGGTTTCCAGCCACCAGACCTTGGATCGCGCCATGCTCTCCAAGCTCTCGATCGCTTGTTCGCGACCGACTTCGATGTGCCGAGCCCGGCGGAAGTGCTCCTTGACTGCCCCTTCCTCGGCGTGCTGCGCAAGTGCGGTGACCGACGTTGTCGCCCTTCCATTTGCCGGCATCAGGCGGACCCGCTGACGGCTAGGCGCTCTCGTTCGAGCCGGGCAATCTGTTCGTCGATCTCGCGGCGGCGCTCCAGGCGCGCAGCTTCGTCCACCCAATCCGGCGGATCGGGGAAGCAGGCAGCGAGCAGCGAGGGGCCGTAGGCGCGGAGAAGAATTGAAAAGTGCTGCACCGACGGGAGTGTCCGCCGGTGCAGCCAGTTCTCAACGCTGGCCGAGGGTATGCCGGTCTCCGCCTCGACATGATGAATGGTCGAGCGGGGATGGCGGTCCTTAAGCCAGGTGACGAGCCCCGCGACATCGAAAACGAGTGCGGAGCTTTTCCCGCGAACTTGCGGGACTTTCCCTGCGGAAACGTGCCGGCGTTCCGAGCCACTGTAGTAGCGCGGGGTGTCGTCGTCACACAGACCGTGGAAGTGAAGCCTCTTGAGGTTGCTGGCAGGCAAGGGGGCTTCGGCAGACGTGAACAGGGCAATCAGGCGATGATGTATGCGGACAGGGGTCGCGATCATGGCCGTCCACGCGATCCGCAGGGATGCGGAAATGCTCAGGCCCTCGGTGATGCCGTTGAAAGCATCATTGAGGGGCTGCGGCGAGATAAGGAGAGAAGAGCGAGTGAGAGAAGATTGCAGGGGAGCGGTGATGCTCATGACGGCGACTCCTCAAAACAGCGGTGCTCTGAAGAGGAAGCCAGATGCGTTCGCGCTGGTCGAAATGCGGCCGGCAGAAGTTCTTCACGGGGGATGCCAGTGAACGCCTCGACCTCGGCCAGATCGTCAACCGGAACCTGTTTCCATTGGCTGATCGTCGAGGGCTGCCTCCCGAGATGTTCGGCAAGGCGGCACATGGCACCACGATTCGCTTTGAAGTAGTTTTTCAGCGCTTCCATGGCGCCAACTTCAGTCAAAACGAAATTTCAGTCAAGAAAAAATTTCAGTCAAATGCTATGGTTTAACGCCGGGTAATGGCGTCATTTGGAAACATGGGAACGAGATCGAAGATTCAGATGAGCCCTGAAGGAAAACCCCGCCACTTCATCAAGGAATGGCGGAAGTACCGGCGCATGACACAAGAAGAAGTCGCGAGCGCAATAGGCGGCTCGGTGTCTTCAATTTCTCAATTGGAGAACGGAAAGCAGGGCTACAGCCAGACGATCCTCGAAGCCCTGGCCGAGATTTTCCATTGCACACCGGTGGAGTTGCTCTCGGTTAACCCGATTGAACAGCATCAGGATTCCAGTCGCCGCCCCTCTCAGAACGCCGCGGTTTCGCTGATTTCTCTGCTCGATAACCTGCGCAGCCTAGCAGACGCTCATCCAGAACGACTCGCGTTAGCCCTCGAGGCTCTTGAACGACTGACTGACCAGCCGGACAGCGTTCAAAATTCGAGCACGAAAGACAATCGATAACCTGATTGAACACGGCCATATCCGACTGGGAGAGGCGCGCCAGCCTTCCCGTCAATCTGTCTTCATTGATCACTTACTTTGACCTGCATGTGTGGGGGAGCAGCGGGAGCCGTGTGCACCGGCCGTTCTTGTTTCGCGCATACTCTGCGACCCTTGGCAAGTGCAAAGTATTTTCTAGGTTTCAACTTTTTGTTTCAAGCTCGTTAAAGTGTATCCATTGCACCTATTAAGTGCAGCTAATGCACTTAACGGCTTTTGTGTTACTATTCCCGCCCGAATAGCAGTCGGTATCGATTTCCGACGTGCCTCCTTCTTTCGACCCGTAAAAATTTATGGGTTTCTAGCTGATCGATCGCCGAAATCACGCCACGCTTACTTGCGTTCACGGCGGAGGCGATATCGCCGATCGCCGAAGTTGCCTCACGGTGATTGGCATCCATCTCCATGGCCAGAAACACGGCGACGCGTGCTGCCAGGTGAGGAAGATGTGGCGACCTCACGACGCTTCTGAGCCAGTCCTCTCGTTCTCGTAAGAATTGCGGCATGACGGACCTCTCCCGCGGCGGTCACATCGCGAAACATACGCATTCTCGAATTTCAGTCAAAGCGAAAATTTGTGATTGACTGAATTTCAGTCAAACACTAAGTTTTTCCCAATTGGTTTCAAATCACGAGGGGGTTCGCCATGAGACGTTTCGCTTTTTTTGCCGCGGTAGCCGCACTTTCCGTGCTGACGCTGCGTGCTGGTTCCACCGATGCGGTGCAGAAATGGCAGGCGGCACACAGCTTCGACGCCTGCCACCACGCTCTGAACCGGTAGGGGGTGGCAATGCGCAGATGGACCTGCATCAACTCCGGCGCGGTGGAAAGCCTGACCTTCTATCCGGACTGCTGCTCGAGCTGCGGCAGCACCATGGTAGACGACGAGGGCCGCTCGACCATTGCCGCCGAGCCGAAAATCCCATCCGAGCTTTACCACGCGGCGTATGACGGCGACCGGGCGGCCATCGTCGAGCTTTGGTACGCCGGAGCGCTGGACAACTCTGTCGGGACGCTTCGCGGTATCCTCGACGACATGCTGCTTGAGAACCGCATCGACATGATGATGCATGTGTTCTCGGCACCGGGCCGGGAGGCTGCCTGAATGGGGAAGCATTCCAACTTCCCCCGCCGGAAGGAAGACGAATACCTGACGCCTTATGAGGCGGCGCTCCCGCTGAAACCTTTCCTGAGCGGCGTCCGCACCTTCGCCGAGCCTTGCTGCGCCGATGGCCGCCTCATTCGCTGGGTCGAGAGCTTCGGTCCGCTCTGCATCCATAGCGGCGACATTCAGACTGGCACCGACGCCCTGACGGACCCGGAGCTGCCGCAGCTCATCATTGATGCGATCATCACCAACCCGCCCTACACATGGGAGCTGCTCTCGGCGATGGTCGAGCGCTTCATGAAAATCGCCCCGACGTGGCTGCTGCTGGAAGCGGACTTCAAATACAACCTCCGCACCCAAGACTTCATGCGCCATTGCAGCGACGTGGTGCCTGTCGGCCGCGTCCGATGGTTCGAGGACACCACCGAGGACAGCAAGGGCAATTACGCCTGGTACCGCTTCCACGTCCAGCACACACGCGGTCCCGTCTTCCATCCCGTCCAGCAGATCGACAAGCGCGGCATTCGCAAGAAGCAGCGCGAGGGGGTGCTCGTTGCCTGACGCTCTTGTGATGCAAGCGGCCTTTGCCATCACGGTCGCCGCTTACCTGATCGGCTGCGGCCTCGGGACCATTCACCGGCTCATCGAAGAGCGCCGCACCGAGAAGATGGTGCGCGACATCATCGCCGACATCGAGCGGTGCGATGCCGCCGCCGCTGCCCTCATCAAGTTCCGAGAAGCCCAATCCGGGCAAACACCAGAAGGAGACTACCATGCTTGCTAGAACCAACCCCGCACCCAAGAAGCCGAACCCGATCGACGTACAGGTCGGCGCCCGCATCCGGCTCCGCCGCAACCTCATCGGTATGAGCCAAGAGACGCTGGCGGCGCATCTCGGCATCACCTTCCAGCAGGTCCAGAAATACGAAAAGGGCACCAACCGTGTCGGCGCCAGCAGGCTTCAAGCCATCAGCGAGGCGCTCACAGTCGCCCCTTCGTATTTCTTCGACAAGGCAGAGGGGGCTGCTGAGGCGAACGGGCGCGATCCCGACGAGGTCATGTCCTTCATCGCCAGTTCCGATGGCATAGCGCTCAACCGCGCCTTCGCTCGCATCCAAGACGCCAACACCCGTCTTCGGATCGTCGCGCTCATCAAGGCCGTCGCAAACGCGGAACGCTGATCCGCTCCGGTTTCCGCCCCTGACAAGGGGGCGGTTTCCCGAACGGATGGACGAGAAAGGGACGCGCGTGAACGACGTCAACATGAACATCGGCGATGAGCCGGAGCTTGCGTGGGTCAATCTGGCCCATATCCGCGTAGATACCAGCTATCAGCGCCCGGTGAAGCCGAAGCGAGTTGCGCAGATCCTGCGCGAGTTCGACTGGAAGAGGTTCGGCACGCTGATGCTGGTCCGGCACGCGGACGATGATTTCACCGTCTATGACGGGCAGCACCGGTTTGAGGCCGCGAGCAAGCATCCAGCAGTGTCAGATGTTCCGGCTGTGATCGTGACGCTCGAACAGGCATACGAGGAAGCGCAGAGCTTTCTGGGTGTGAACACCAACCGCAGCGCCATCACGACGGTCGAGAAGTTTTGGGCCGGGCTTGAAGCTGGCGACGAGGCCATGGGCCGCATCTGCGCCGTTCTGGAGGATGCCGGTTGCGAAGTCGTGCCGGTCGGCACCAAATCCCCGGCACCGCATCGGACGAGTTCCATCAGCGCGCTGGAGAGAGCGCTTAGGTCCTATGGCGACGAGGCTGTCACCAGGGCGTGCCGGACGCTGCGAACCGCATGGTCCAAGGACAATGGCGCGCTGAACGGGACGATGATCCAGGCGCTGGCACGTCTCTATCGAAACAACAGGAAGTTCATCGATGAGAACCGCATGGCGGCGAAGCTCAAGAGCAAGGATCGAAAGATCCTGACGGGCGACGCAGAGGCATTGCGCAAGATGGGCGGCGGCGATGCGCCTCTGGCCGTCGCGAAGGCGATGGTCGAAATCTACAACAAGGGCCTTCAGAAGGACCTCATCGCGCTCGGAGAGAAGCGATGACCCCGGTATCGCAATCGTCCGATCTCATGGAGCTCGATCGCGCCATCGCAATCGTCAAGGCGATCAACCAACGCTGCTTCTGCGCAATGGGCATCGCTGACAAGGTCGATTCACTGGACGGGGTGAGCCTTTCTCAGATGCTCGCGGCCAAAGATCGATTGCAGCTCGAAAGCGCCACGTCGCGGTCTGTCGACGGCGTGCGCCGCTTCTACACCGTTCCCGACGATCGCCTCATCGCAGCGGCCTACGCGCTGCAGCACTACGACGGTGACGACAATGCCATCGTGGTCGTGCCCGGGCGGGACATGTTCGGCGAACCGTGCCGCAAGGCGCTCGGCGTGGTGCAGCTCGAAGGCTTGACTGATCAGGAGGGCGAGGAGTGATGAAAATCACCGACATCCTGAAACAGCGCTGGCGCGAGGCCAGTGCTCTGGTCAACCAGATCGACGAAGAGCGCATGGCGCTGCTGGCGCCCACGGAAAAGCGCTGGCACGCCTCGCTTGATGCACTGCAGCTCGTCAACGACCAGTGCCAGGCGCACGAACACATCCGCTGCGAAGCATGCCAAGCGCCCATCTTCGACGGCGATCGCTACCTGGGCGTCGACACCCCACTCTGCGAGGAATGCGCGCCGCCCTATCAAGACCTGATCGACGCGCCCGAATCCTTCGTTGACGGCGACGGAAACCCCGCCACGCCGGAGCAGTGCCGCGAATGGTTCAACGCCCACATCGCGGCCGGCGGCTCGCCGACGGATAGCATGGCGAGGTCAGCATGATCCTCGTTCCTGAACGCGAAACCGTAATCATCCTCGTGCCGCGCACCGGCTCTGGCTCCCTCCGACGGGCCATTGCTGAGCGGTACCCGCGCTCCGTGCTGATCTATCGGCACATGGAGGCCGACGGCGTGCCGGACGGCTACGATCGCTGGCGTAAAGTCGGCGTTATCCGCCACCCGATCGCGCGCCTGTGGAGCCTGTACAAGTTCCTGCGGACCTTCGACGGAGACCACGACGCGGCCTACATCGCCGCGATGCGGGACAGCGTCTCGGCGTCGTTCAGCGAATGGATCGTGAGCAATCGCGTCCCGTTCACGTCTCCCTACGATACCGCGGGATACGGCCGCTTCTGGCCGCAATTCACGGTCCGGCACCCCCTGCCGGAGAACTGCAAGAGCCAGTTCATGTACCTGCGGCCCGACCTCGGCACCGAGATCCTGCAGTTTTCTGAAATGGCCGCGATCGAGGATCGTTTCCGCGTCAAGCTTGCTCGGCACAACACGACGCAAGAGGCGCCGTTGCCCAACCTCACAAAGGAAGCCTTCGCCCATTGTCACGAGCATTTCGCGTGGGATTTCCGCCATTGGGAAGGAGGGCCGCATGACCATGTCCGATCTGCCAAACAAGTCCGATTTCATCGCTGACGAGCGCCCCGGAGAATATGAGGCCACCTTCTCGGTGCGCGGCACGATTCGCGTGACAATCAAGGCGGGAAGCTTGGAAGAGGCCAGAGCAAAGGCCGACGCGATGACCGAAGACGAAGAGTTCGGCTTGGAACTCGACGAGGCGGACGATGTGTCGCTCAATTGGGTCGGTCGGCAAGACACGTCCAATGTATCTCGTCACCCGCGACGGCCAGACGATGCAGGTCAGCCGACTTGAACCAGGCGATCTGCCTCGCCCACCCGACGAGCGGGGGTTTTGATCATCCGCATCCTCAAAGCCGACGGCAGCTTTTTCGCCTCAGACCTAGCCGGTTGAGCGATCCACCCCCGAGTTCCGAACCAAGGAGACATACTGATGCAAGTTACCACCGGAGCCCCGTCCGAACTCACCAGCTTCATCATGGCGGAAGTACAGCGCCAGACCTCACAGGATGCGATGCGCGCGCTGGTCGAGAAGAAGATAGGCGAATGCGTGAAAGACGCCGTCGAGCGGGCGATGGCGAGCTACGGCAACGTGGGCAAGCAGATTCGTGACGCCGTCGAAACCAGTCTGTCTATCGGTGACCGCGTCGACGTGCCGGCATACGGCACAATGGTTCTGGCTGTCCTGCGCGCGAAGATGGACGAAGTGCTCGGGGAGCACATCAACAATCATCTCGCCAGCGAAATAGCAGACATCCTCAAGATTGCGCCGAAAGAGTTGAAGCTGTCGGACCTGGTCGAAGCCATGATAGAGGATATCGACGCGGGAGAGCGCTACGGCACCCACATCACCCTGATCGCTGAGGCAAGCGAAAGCGTGGACGGATATTGGCACGTCTACCTCGACGAGGAAGAAGGCAGGCGGAAGTACGATTGCGCAGTGCAGATCGCCGTCGACAGCAATGGCAAAATCTACTCGCTGAAATGCGGCGGGAGAGACGCCAAGGGCACGATCATCATGGGTCCGCTCCACGGCTACCAGAAAATGATCTTCTCGGCCTACGCCTGCGGTTCGAAGTTCATCGTCGGGGAGCCCGACTACATCAGCACCGGCATCGGCGATTTCTGATGCCAACTCCCCTCTGCGACATGACGCTCGACGAGCTGCGCGACGAACGTCGCCGGCTCCACAAGCTGGTGCGCCAGGCACCGGCTTGGAGCGCACGTCTCGAAACCTCGAAAATGGCGCTCGACGAATGCGACGCATGGATACGTCGGCGCTCCCAACAACAGGAGGGCGCCCATGGCTGAACGAAGCGCAATAGAGTGGTGCGACGCCACGGTGAATTTCTGGTGGGGGTGCACCAAGGTCTCGCCCGGGTGCGATCACTGCTACGCCGAGGAACTGAACCGCTTCCGCGGCAACGGTGTTTGGGGCATTGGCGCTGATCGGCGCAAGATCAAGGGCGCGGCCGCACTGATCCGAAAGCTGCAGCGGACCGTGGACGAGTTTGAGGCCGTGCATGGCCGCCGGCGCCGCGTCTTCATGCAGTCGATGTCCGACACCTTCGACAACGAGGTGGATGACGCTTGGCGCGCCGAACTGTTCGCCGAGGCAGAGGCCGCCGACCGGCTCAACATCATCCTCCTCACCAAGCGCGGGACCGACGTCGAGAAGATGGTGCCGGCGCATTGGCTCAACGGCGGCTGGCCGCAGCACGTCGGCCTCATGGTCACCATGACGGACATGATCGAGGCTGAACGCGACGCGGAGCGGCTATGCAAGCTCAAGAAGCGGCTCGGCATCCCGTGGGTTGGCGTCAGCATCGAACCGATGCGTGGCCCGATCAACCTTCGCCGGCTGCGCGTCAGTCGCGATCTGTTCTTCGACGCGCTGACGGGGGATTATTCGGTGAGCCCTGTTCGTGCTCACCGCGCGCCGGCCGTCCCGGAACCGCTCCCCGGTCTCGATTGGATCATTGTGGGCGGTGAGAGCGGGAAGAGCGCTCGGCCGATGCATCCTGCGTGGGTAAGCGACATCGTGCGCCATTGCAGCGATACCGGCACCGCCGTCCTGGTCAAGCAATGGGGTGAATGGCTTCCGCGAAGCGAGGTGCGGAGCCACAACATGCCGGACTATCGCAAGGTGGAGACGATCAATCTTCCGGCCGATCCCAGCCCATTCGCCGTGGTGCAGCTCGACATCATGCGCATGTACCGCGTCGGCAAAGCGAATGCCGGCCGTCTTCTCGACGGCCGGGAGTATCTCCAATTTCCAGAGGCATTGAGATGAGCGTAAACGTCGCACTGGCGCAGAAAGCCGCGTCACTGGCCCGCAAGGGCATAACCGGGAAAGACCTCGGCGCCAAACTCGGTGTCAGGGCCCCAGAAGCCAACGTCCTTGCAGCGATCGGCCGAGCGGAACAGGAGATGCACTCGTATCGCCTGACTGTCGCCGAGATCGAGTTGCTCAACGCGCTGGCCGCGGAACATGCGGCGCTGCTCCGCGAGGGCGCTATCCGTAGCCCGAAGTCAAAGGATGTCGCATGGCGTGCTGGGCGTTCCGCTGGTTGGGCCGCAGCAACGGCGAGGAGGCGCATCTTCGACGAGCGATATGACGATACAGTCGCCATGCACATCAATGGCATGGGCTTCGTGCACGTCGCCTGTAATGGCCATATGTCGCTCACCCCTGCTGGTTGGGCGCTGATCCGTTTCATTGGAGGTGCCGAATGACCTTCGCGAAGGGACAGAAAGCGCGAAACCGGAAACTCCCCCCGGATCGCGAGATCATCAAGCTGTTCAACAAAGGGCTCAACAATTCCGAGATGGCGGCCCGCATCGGCTGCACGGCTCAAGCCATCGGGAACCGCTTGAACCGGCTCGGGCTTACCCGGAAGAAGTTGCAACAGGTTGAGCCGGCACCGCCGGTGAGACGGGCGAACGTGGTCCGCCGGCATTTCTCGTCAATGGTGGTTAGCCTGCCGATGGTCGCCGGCTATTATGAGGCGGATCGCCGTGACTGACACGGCACCGCCTCCGGAGTTGATCGCTGCGCTTGGCGCCGATTCCATCGATCTTGATCCATGCTCGCCGATCAACCGCCCATGGCCGACTGCAAAGCGGCATTTCACGATCGAGGATAATGGCTTGGGGCAGCCGTGGGCGGGTAGGGTGTGGCTCAACCCGCCTTACTCGACGAGCGTGATCGGGACGTGGCTCGCACGCCTGGCACAGCACAATTGCGGCGTTGCGCTGATCTTCGCCAGAACCGAGACAGATGCGTTCTTTCGCCACGTTTGGGAGCGAGCGAGCGCCGTGCTCTTCATGCGCGGCCGGATCAATTTCCAAATGGTGGACGGGCGGCGCGCCCTGCGCAACAGTGGGGCACCGTCGGTGCTGTGTGCCTATGGCTTCGACGACGCCGAAATCGTCGCCGGCAGCGGCATTGAGGGACAGTTTGTTCCGCTACTGCTTCCTCGCTTCTGGCCGGCGACTTTCGGGCACCGCACATGGCGCGAAGTTATCGCGTCCTTGCTCCGGTCTCACAACGGTCCAATGTCGCTCGCGGAGCTCTACCGCGGCCTCGCCTCGCATCCGAAGGCGAAGCGCAATCCCAATTACGAAGCCAAGATCCGTCAAGAGCTTCAGCGCGGGCCTTTCCGCCGCGTGTCGCGTGGCACGTGGGAGTTCCGGTTCAATGACTGACCGCATTTCCTGCATCAACCCGACGTGCCGACGGACGGCACCGCGCGAGAAGTTTCCGGACTCAAGGTACATTATCTGCCGCGGCTGCTGGAACAAGTTGCCTTCGCGGATCAAGGTCCGCTGGAACGCGATCAAGACGCGACAGCGCATCTTCGATCGCCTCGTCCGCAAACCGAAATTCTCCGTCGAAGTGCGACTCGAGCAATGGCGCCGGGTCGATCGTCGTATGACGCTCGCCGAGCACGCCCTGGACGCTTCTATCCTGCATTTCTTCAGCACCGGGCAGGAACCTGCCGGACTCGAGTCGTTCATGAAGGAGATTGGCCTTGAGCGATAGCAAGGACCGGCAGTGGCTCGCTCATTCGTATCTCGACGAAGCAGCTGGCAACTTGATCGCCGGCCTCGATCTCGGCAGAGGCGAGGCACACGCCGTGGCGGAGATCAGCCGCAGCGAGGATGGCACACTCCAGGTGCGCAGAATTGAGCTGCACGAGCTGCTACGCGATGAGGCGAACCGCCTCACCGACATCGAGGGCTTCTGCAAGTCCTTGGCGGAAGAGACTGGGGGTTCCGACTTCGGGCGAATTATCGGTTCATGCCAGCGCGGACGGCTCGCGATCGAGGCGGTGCTAGCCAAGGTTGGGAATAAGGAAGGCGGCGCTGCGTGATCGGTTCGATCTAACCACGGACATGATAATGGTTTGATTCCACAAGCACGGTTAAGCCTGCGCCCGCAGCGGCAGCTTGGAAAGCCGCAGTGTCCCTAATGTCGAAACTGCGAATGTCGGCCGTGTTGCCGTTAAAGTGTTCTGCGTGTGGTGAACGCCAGTCAAGGTTTAGATCAAACCGACCGCCCCATTCCAGACAGCCATCTGTCACCGTGATTGGGTCACCCGTCGCTCTATGATATTCATCAGCCAGTCGTTGCAGCTTGGCCGCAAAGGACGGCGTCGCCCAATATGCAGAAGGATGGCTAGTTGTCGCTTGCTTCAATTTCAGGCTTGCAGACCTTTGTATTTCAACTAAGCCTGGAACGCGAACGTCATAGAATATGTTGATCGGCAGCTGACCGGCAAAAGTGACACAGTGAAGTATGCGCCCGCATACGACCGGCGACAGATAGAACGAAGGGGCGTTTTGAGGCCAGGGACCCTGCAATACTATTTGTTGCGGCGATACACGACCTGAGGCAGCTTCGCTCCTGTCAGCGCCCCCGTGGTGATGGCCACCAGTATTGGGCACGCGTTCAGCATATTGGTCGACGATAGTTCCATTTGGCCCGCTCGAATACCACCTTTGCGTCTGTTCTGGACGCATTGATAGAGAAGTGGTGTCGCCTGGGTGCAGGACGATATCTCCACCGCCGACTTTCTCCTCCGGATCCAAAGGTTCAATGTAGACGACAAAATCACCGTTCCACAGTGGACGCGGCGCGTCATCCGGTTCATATGGGTCGCCGTCCGTCGGTACTGTGTCGTAGGGATTCTCTTTCGGGACAGATTTTGTTGACACGCCGTTTCCCCCATCATGCGAAACACAGACTCTCAGGTTGACTCGCTCGGTCGTGGATCGCACTAACACGGGCAGGTCTGAAGCGCGGCATCTGCGCAGATGGCTCCCACATGCACCGGCACGCCAAAACTGATGAAGCAGAGACTCGTGTTTTGGCGGGGGGGCGCGACGGCCATCCAACGCACAACTACAAGAAAAGATTGTCCCAAAATTACAACGTACCGTCAAATCACCCAAACTAGGTACGAGGTGTGGGGATATGTCAAATGCGACGAAAGACCGACCACGCGCCGAACTGGGTTTTGAGAAGGCTGCCTCGCAGCAGATTTCTCGGGCATTACGTGTAGGTTGAGGGGCTTGGATGCCGAATTGCTGGGCGCCGAAATAATGCGGTACAATGCCTTCTGTTCCGACGCTGGAGAGCGGCAGCTCTCAGTTTGATGCCGCGGCTGTCGTCGCGGCGTTCGACCGGCTGATGCTGCAGTCGGGCGCTCGCGATAGTTCATGCAGGGACCTGCCTCCTAACGCAGCCTTGACCGTGTTCATCGCGCACGAGAGGCTTCCTCCAGTACATCCCAATTTTTTGAGACGTTCGATCACCGATCGATTGTTCTCTTTTTGTTCGTGCATTATCTCATCGTCATGGTCGAGACAATTGGCGAAGCTTTCAGCTTGGGATGGCGCCTCAAAGCGCGGTGTGCGTTCGGAAACCGTGAGGGAATGAAGTCCGTTCGGCAGTGCACCTGGACCTATGACCTCGACATGCTGACGCTGGTTTCCACTCGCGGGCGGGATTTTCCTTTGGCGATGCTTGCGAGCCGCCTTCGCTGCCCCCGGTGTGGATCAAGAAGGGTAGCGGTCATGTTCATGCCGCCGACCGATGGGGATAGGCGGCGGGGGGCTGCATGATGTTCAGTTGGGCTATAGCCCATTTGTGCGGCTTTTGTCGATGTGCGCGCGGGACTACCATCGTCTGACGTGGCCAGAAGAACATCGAACAAGCAGCCTCCCGATCTCCCGCCGCAAGACCCGATGCCGGCGCGCGTCGATCCCTGCCTCGCCTCCCTGGTCAAAAGACCGCCGTCGGGGCCAGATTGGGCCTTCGAGGTGAAGTGGGACGGGTACCGGCTTGGCGTGCACATCGAGCACGGTCGGGTGAGGGTCCTTACGCGCGGCAGCTATGACTGGACAGAGCGTTTCCCCTCGATCGCTGATGATGCGAAGCGCCTCGCTGTGAAAACAGCCATCATCGACGGAGAGGCGGTCGTTCTCGACCATCAGGGTCGCTCCGACTTCGGGATGTTGCAGCGGGCGCTCGGGCGTCTGCCGTCGGCGCATGAGGCCGGCGCGATTGTTCTCTTCGCCTTCGATCTCCTCTACCTCGACGGCCACGATCTTCAGCGACTGCCGCAGCGCGAGCGCCGGCGCCTGCTGGAGCCGCTTGTCGCTGGCCGTGAGGGTGCAATCCGCCTTTCGGAAGAGGTCGACGCCAACGGCGACGAGTTCCTCCGCGTCGCCTGCGCGCACGGCCTTGAAGGTATCATCGCCAAGCATCGGGAGAAGCCCTATCGCTCGGGCCGGGGCGACTGGTGGCAGAAGATCACCTGTAAGCGCCGCGACAGCTTTGTGATCATCGGCTTCGTGGTGTCGGCCGTGCCTGGTGCGCTCGGTCGGTTGCTGCTCGCGGCACGAAAGGGTGACGGGCTCGCCTATGTCGGCGGCTGCGGTACTGGTTGGTCGAACTCCCTATCGAGAGAGCTGCGGCAACTGCTCGAGGGGATTGCGACCAAAACCCCAGCGGTTTGCCTCAAGCGCAAGAACGTTGTGTTCACGGAGCCGCTGCTCGTCGCCGACGTCGAATATCGCGCATGGACAGACGAGGGAAAGCTACGGCATGCGTCCTTCAAAGGGCTGCGCCATATCGAGGATCAGCAGAAGGTGTTCGAACTGCCGCGCAGTTAGTTGGGGAACAACTCCGCGTCGCGCACGAACAGTTCCCTCGTGGTGCGTCTCAAGAGCCTGTGCCACACGGCAAGGCTGAACTTCGAACCTATCACGAAAGGTGCGGCAACTGCCGCCGCGAGAAGCGCTGGCAGTGCCAACACTGCGGCGAGTGTCGCGGCTAAAGGGTGTGCACAGAGGTCAACCTGCGCGAACAATTTGTAAAGCCTTTCCGTCTCCCTCGCCGAAAGTTCGGTCGGGTGGCGCGCCCGCGAGGTTTGACTAGTGGTATCCAGTACCCCGCGCACTTCTTTGAACAGGTGAGCAGACAGGCCCATAAAATTGGCAACTGGCCTCGCGAGAAAGTTTCTACCTGCGCCATGCAACGCGAGCGAGATCAGCCTTGCGAGGAACACCCTGGTTTCACGGCTGGGGTTTCGGCTCAGGATATCATCAATGCACTTTTCAAGCTGAGCGAAGCTCCGGCGGCCGAGGTAAGCTAGGGCGACTTTGATAACCCCAACATATATCAGACCGAACAGGACGACCGTGCCGGCTTCGAAACTATGCATCTTCTTGCTCCAAGATCTTGATCCTCAGCCGATACAACTGCGCGCGCTCATACTGGGCCATCTCCGCGATCCAGAAGAGGACAGCATGCACCAACAGCGCTAGGCCGCTCAGTCTGCTATGTTCTGCAAAGAAAGCGGTAAGCTTTTCATAATAGCCCAGAAACCAGCTGAGCACACCTACTCCAGAACCATAGATCCCGACATGGGCAAAGTACCGCCTGAGAATCCCGGGCTTCCAGCCTCTCCATCTCTGGAGGCGAGCCACAATTTGGTCGTTTGCCGCCAGCCTTCTTGATGTGCTCATTCGCGGTCCGCCTCTCCTCGCATCCGAAACATGCAAACCCGCCTCACGGCAAGGTGTCAAGAGATTGCGCGGGCCGATGCAAAGACGTGTTCTCATGCCTTCCCATCCCTTGACATAGCATCCCCTCTTATTCCATAGATCGAGGGCGGACAGGGTCTCCTCACAGCACGAGCTGCCAGACAACGACGAGCCATGCCTACTTGGCTGGCGCATACCGGAGCCCGCTATGTCCGACATCAGCACCGCATCAATTCACAAGCTCGATACCTACCTCACACTCAAAGAGGTAATGGCAATCACGAAGGTTGGAAGTTCGACGATCTATCGCTGGATCGACGAAGGAACGTTCCCCGATTCTCGGAAACTTGGCGCTAACTGTGTCCGGTGGACCGAGTCCGACATCAAGGCTTGGCAGCAAGGCCTACCGTTCACGAATGCGCTGAAGAAGGCCTCGTGAGCCGGCATTTCTCTCCGGTGCTTTTTGCGGGTACCACTGCGGGCACGAAGCAAAAAGCACCGGATTTCTATGTTGTAGTTTCAGTAGCTTAGTCACAGTAATTCGAGAGACTCTCTGTCCGCCATCAGCACTTGGTCCATTCTGGACACATAGGTTACGATTTATTCCTGAGACATAGGTAACACTGTCGGCCCGAACGGATTTTGAAGTGGTTCCAGTCTGCATGTCTCGTCATC